TTAAATGGTGTCCGGAAGCATTAGACCACTACAAAATGATAAAACAGTACTATTGTTGTAAAGTCGCTCTAAATTGGTAATAGGGAAGTTTCTGGGACTTCTTACAACCTCCATCACACTATCATCTAAATCTAGCGTGCAAGCCAAGTTGTACATTTCATCCATTTTAAGCGCACTAATAACATCAGACTGTGATATTCCATAATAATTAACAATATCCTGAACAGACATACCTTCATCTAGTTTAACTTTATAAAAACGTGCCTGCATAACAGGACTCCATTTTTCAAAGTTTTTCTGAGTGTGCTTATTTCTAATATAAATTGATGCTTTAAGCCTTGACGGTGCAAGATATACTTTTATTTTGCGAACAGATTCAACATCGAAATTCTCGGCCAGTGATTTAAACCTCTTCGAAAGTCGTTCATTTTTAATTAAACCAGGATTCAATAAAATCTTTAACGAAGTCAGCCTTCGATTACCTTCCACAACATAATATTTGTTATTTTCCTTGACACAAATAGGTAATTCAACAGCCATATAGTCCTGTTCAACTATAGACTTCGCCAAATCATAAACATCATCATGTTCAACTAGTTCATTTATGAGAGTTCTTTGAGAATGTCCCGTCCCTGCGCCTGGAATACGAGGATTAAGAGGATCAAGCTGGATGCTTGACACAGAGAGTTTTCTTTCTTTCCACAAATGAAAATCAGCAGACATAAGACTGGACCTTTTAATATCTATGCTAGACTAAATATCAATTTATCAGAATTCATTATCTTTATTTTCTATCTAAATCAGTTGTGATACTGATGCAATTTTCATTAGTAAATCACGCTCTGGCCTACAATATCAACGTACCGGCACAACCTCATAAAGGTCTACGCCCAGCAGTTCTTCGCACCATTCGTCGAAGTCGTAGCGTTTAGAGCCGCACTTGATTTTGGTGAGGATACGATCTTCACGGAAGGTACGTTCTTCGCCTCGTTTGTGGCAGTGGCCACGCAGGATGATCCGGCCCTTGGCATCGTACATCAGTTCTTCTACGTCCACCCGGCGGCGGGAACGACCTCGCTCGAAGGGCTTCTCGTAGGTGAATTCAATTGTTTTGGTGGAGCCGGCCCAGATAGTAGTAAGTGACTCTTCGAACTCGGCCAACCGTTGAGGATTCCTTACCTCAAGAGAGAAATCTCGGGCCGATGAAGATTCGGTATGCAGCGGGATGATGCCAGTGCCGTACTTTCGCTGTATTTCGTCTTGCTTTTGAGGGGTGACTTTCGACTTGATCACCCACTCCTGCCACAACTTGGGATCATTCGCCACCTTCACCAAAGTTTTGCGGTAGTAGCTTTTAAACCAAGCTACTACCGCCACAATCAATACAAACAAAACGAAAAAACCGAGCATGCTTTTCCCCTTATTATTTTCGCCTTCTTCTGTACTTCCTGTGCTCGACCATGGTGCCGATGATCACCACGTCGCACATGTCCGAGCGGATGGGGGCGTAGTCGTCGTTGAGCGGTACCAGTTCGAAGTATTCCACTCCGTCCTGGTTGAAGCCGCGGGGACGGTACTTTTTGAAGGTGGCCTCTCGGCTGCCGTTCTTGGCCGCCACATAGTCGCCCGGCACCGGGTCGATATCCGGGTCGATAATGATCAGATCGCCTTCGTCGAACAGCGGGGTCATGGAGTCGCCGCTGATGCGCATGGCGAAGGCGCGCACACCAATGTCGTCGTCGGCCTGCACATACTCCAGGCTGCCGTCTACGTCCCGAATTTCACGCACCTCGGTCAACTGACCGGCCTGCACGTAGCTCAGCACCGGGATCTGATGGGTACCAAGGGTGGCCGGAGTCACGTTCTGAAAGCCAGACGGCTGGGGGTCGCCTTTTCCATCGAGCAGCCACTGAGCTGATACCTGAAGCACCTGCACAAGTTTATGGAAATTTTCACCCTTGGGTGATGTGTCTCCCCTCTCCCACTGGCTCACGGAAACGCGGCTTACGCCAATCCTTTTGGCCAGCTCTTCTTGGGTTAGTTGAAGCGCGTTTCGGCGCTGGAGTATGCGGGTGCTCATGTTCATGTAAGGAATCTTACAGGCGGGAGCCGAAAGATTCCCTTGCATTAATCCGAAAGAAAACTTACATTCAAACTTACATTACGTAAGTGGACGTAAGTTGATGACTAAATGTGAAGCAATAAAGCACTTCGGCAGTGTTGTTCGACTCGCTGAAGCCCTTGATATCAAACCCCAGGCTGTATCCCAGTGGGGCGAACAGATCCCTATGCGCCGGGCATACGAGATCGAGCGCCTGACCGAGGGCAGGCTCAGAGCCCTGCCGGAAAGTAAAGAAAAGTAAACAGGAGAAACCATGACCCCCTTCCCTATCCATTTCGATACGCCGGTATGCACGGTGGAGCGCTTTTCGGAGATGACCGGACTTGCTGTCAGTACCGTAGAAAGCTACGTGCGCACCGGGCGCATTCCCATCATGCCCAAACAAAGCCCGGCGGAAAAAACGCTGATCAATCTGGTGCTGTACACCCAGCAGGCGCTTGCCCAGGGGCAGCCGGCCAAACGCCGCGCCGCACGCTGATGTTTCCCCCTTATTCAACCACATCAAGGATGCATGCGAAATGTTGAAGACTCATACGGATAAACAAGACATCAATTTTATCCACTGGGAATCGGCAGTAGCCCGCTTCAAGGATGCCCACAATCAATCAACGGTGGCCCGGGCTATGGGCACACAACCGCAGCTGTGGATTAACAAGCTGTCACCTAAACATCCCGCTGAGCCCACGGTAAAAAACGTGATCACCGCTGCCCGCATTACCGGCGACCACACCCTGGTGCACGGCCTGCTGCTGGAGCTGGATATGAGCGGCATCCAGTTGCCCAAGTCGGACCACGCCGCCAGCCAGACCCCGCTTACCCACCAGGCGCTGGAGATCACCGCCACCGCCGGCGAGCTGGCCCGCCATGTCATCGAGGCCCAGCAGGCCGGCGAGGTATGCCGGCAACGCCGAGACAACGCGGTCAGCAAGGCCACCGCCATGATCGGCGCCCTCGCGCTGTTTGTGCACGACGTAGAAGCCCGCTTTCACGCCATTCCCGGCGTCACCGTGGCCATGGATACCCTGGCCAGCTCGGTGGTGCCCGGCCTGACCGGATAAGGAGCCACGCCATGAACCACATCAACACCGCCCGTTTATTGCGTACCCCGGCCCCCGTGGCCACCGCCCCGCTGCGGCCGGAGGTGATCACCCATCGCCACCGCCCGGGCTTTATTGAGCGCCAGGACGGCAGCTGGATTTGCCTGCCCGTTCAGCACAACAGAAAACGGCGCATCCACTGCCGTCGCCGCCTGTGGGACTGGATCAAGCAGGTGCTGGGCAACGACGCCACCACCGGAGGTGCCGCATGACCGCCTATCACGCCATTACCCAGCCCGCCGGCGAGCTGGCCATTAACCATATGCGCCATTTGCTGGGCCGCTGCCGCATCGCCAGTTGGTGGAGCCGCCAGCCGCGGATCGTCCGCGAAGGGCTGTGCCGGGCCGCGGCACTCAAGCCCGCCGCCTACTGGGACAAGAGCCTGGAGGAAATGAACGACGACGAACGCGAGGCCATCCGCCGCGCCGTGGTGGCCTTTAAGCAGGCGATGGCCGCCATTACCGCCACCGACCGGGGCGAATGGCTGCATATCCCGGACTTTGCCGGGCAGGACGAGAAGAAAGAACAGCAGGAAGACGAGAGCCAGCGGCGGGAAGCCCTGCTGCAGCAGGCGCGTTTGATTCAGCTGCGGGCAGAAAAAGTGAAGGCCGCGCAGCGGTAACTGTAAGCGGCCTTCGGACGTGTATTCACGCCAATCAATTCGAGGTAACTATGACACAAACCAACGCCATCCGCCAAGTGGCCAACGATTTTCTGGCCCAATACAACCGCCTGGCCTGCCGGGGCCAGGCCGCCACCCTGGAGCTGCAAACCGAGTGCGTACTGGAGGCCCTGGCCGAAGTGGCACACCGCAGCGGCCAGAACGAGCTGTACCGGCAAATCACCGACCGCCAGCACCAACTGGAGCAGCACACCGTGCTGGCTCCTATTACGGCCATGGGGGTGGGGGCATGAAACGCAGTGATATGGAGTTCTGGTTGGCCAGGCTGGCTAACGCCGCCCGGCAGCAGGCGTACTTTCTCGGCTTTGCGCGCCAAGATCTGGACCAGGCCGCCGCCCGTCGCCAACTGGGCGACCGGGAAGGAGCAGCCGCAGCCCTGAATAGCGCCGGCAACCAACGCCGCCTGGGCTCAGGCTGTGCCGCTGACGTTGCCCGTATCCGCAACCTGCTGCTGGAGGACTGCCATGAAGCGTAAAGAAATGACCGTGCGTATGCTGTTCGCGGCGTTTTACCGCGCTATTCGGCTGGACGCCAAAGCCGGCAAGGCAAACCCGCACCGCCGCCGGCTGATTGTCATCATCGCCCGCGACTGGGGCTTTGCCGATGCGCAAATCACCCTCTGCCGCCTCGCTGCCCTGCGCGCCTGGATGAACAGCGCCGTTCCCGCCCGCGAACCCAGCCGCAACAGCGTGGCCATTCAGCTCTCTGTTCACACCTTTGGCCGCGTTACCCGGGGGTTGGCATGAGCGACATCCTCAGCCCCCGCGCCCACCTGCGCAAGCACTGGTGGCAGGCCAAGGCCGACTTTTGGCGCCACTGGCGGGAATGCTTTGAACACAAGGCCGACCGGGCCCGGCTGCTGCTGGATCTGGGCACTATTCGCAGTCTCTACTGGCAGGCCCTGGGCCAGGGCTTTCTCGCCATTGCCAAGGCCATTGGCAACTGGTGGGCCAAAACCGCCGATCTTCACCAACTGGGCAAAGCCGTAATCTGATGACCTTCGCTAACGATGCGGCCGATGTGGCCGCCTTTTTTGCGCCTACGGACGACACCCGCCGGGTGGCCGGCGTTGACGTAAATAAAGACCTGTACCAAGAGCACTACCAGCAGGAGAACCTGCGCTGGGTAGAAGATCTGCTGACCCAGGTGGAAGACTACGCCGCCAGTGCCCTGTTTGCCCATTACCAGTACCGGCTGAAAAAAGGGCACAAACCGTCTGGCGTAAACACCTGGCTGCGGCGCATGGTGGCCAAAATCCAACAGCACGCCACCCGCTTTCCCCTGCCCCTGCGGATGATTGCCAACGAACTGAAACGGGCCAACATCGCCCGGGAATGGGCCAGCGCCGTGGCCGCCATCATCCAGGAGCAAACCGCCAACTTTACCCGCCAGGTGCCGGTGCGTCAGTTGCTGGATGCCGCCATGGAGCCGGCCCGCCGCTGGGGGATCTCCCCGCTGCTGCCGGTGATCAAGAAGGAAGCCACCGACCGCCAGCTGGACATGGCCGCCAGTGCCCTGGCCCGGCTGCAGGATGCCCAGTGGTGGGAGCGGCAAATCACCCAGGCCTGGCGCCGCTACACCGAGCATGTGGCCATTTTGGTGGGCCGGGTACGCCGGGGCGTGAGCGCCTATGTGTCGCAGCGCACCCTGCAGGAGCACCTGGAACGCAAGCGGGCGGGCATGGCCTGGCTGAAAACCATGTATGCCATCAACGAGGAACTGGAGCTGGAAATCCCCTTGGCGGACGCGGTGAAAGCCAGCGTGGCCAATCCCGAGATCCGCCGGATGGAGCTGATGGTGCGGATGCGCGGCTTTGAAGACCTGGCCGAAGAGCAGGGCCTGGTGGGCGAGTTCTACACCTGGACCGCACCCAGCAAGTACCACGCCTGGACGGTGGTGGATAACCGCAGCAAAGCGAAAAACGGCGAAAAGCTGGAGAACTGGGTAAGGACCATCCAAAACGACAAGTACCAGGGCTTTACCCCCAGCGAAACCCAGGCCTACCTGTGCCGCCAGTGGAACAAGGCCCGCGCCAAGCTGGACCGGCTGGGCATCCGCCGCTTTGGCTTTAGGGTGGTGGAGCCGCACCACGACGGCACCCCGCACTGGCATTTGCTGATCTTCGTGCACCCCAGCCAGCGCCGGCTGCTGCGCTCGGTGCTGCGCCATTACGCCATCGAGCACGACCGTCAGGAGCTGGGCAAAAAGGGCTACCGCGCCCGCTTCGACTGGAAGGAAATCAAAAACGAGCTGGGCAGCGCCACCGGCTACATCGCCAAGTACATCAGCAAGAACATCGACGGCTTCAATATGGACTGGGATGAAGAATCCCAGGAAGCCGCCTCCAGCTCGGCCCCGGCCGTGGCCGCCTGGGCCAGCCGGTGGCGCATCCGCCAGTTTCAGCAAATTGGCGGCCCCAGCGTGCAGGTGTGGCGGGAGCTGCGCCGGCTGCGCGAGGCCACCCGCAACCCCATTATCGAACCCGCCCGCCGTGCCGCCGACACCGGCAAGTGGGCCCAGTTTGTGGAAGCCATGGGCGGCATCGACAGCCCGCGCCGGGATCATCTGATCAAGCTGGCCCACATCATCAAGCCCGCCGCCAGCAAATACGGGGAAGACGTGGCCAAGCTGCTGGGCCTGCGCACCATCGACATCACCACCAGCGTTAACGGCATCCCCACCGGGGTGATGGTGGGCGTGTCCGAGGCCCAAACCCGCCACCAGGGCTGGACCTTGTCGCGGACCGGCCTTGGCGAGCGCAGCGAGCTGCCCTTAAGCGGCGGCAGCCGCGCCCCTTGGAGTTCTGACAATAACTGTACGGAGGATCAAAAACCGGCAGGAAACGATCCGCTGGACCGGGAATTGGCCATGCTCGGCCTCGATGCCCGGGACAAGGAACGGCTGCTGAACGGCGCCGTTATCGAAATTGATGGTTTATTCATCAGCATTCGCAACGGCTGCCTTAACACCGGCCGCCACCGCCCGGGCCTGCGCCCGGCAGAAGACCCCCTCGCCATCTGGGAAGAGAACGAGTTCGCCGAACTTGAGTACGAGCGCACCCAAGAGCTTGCCGCCCATTTCCGGTACCAAGTTGCGCAGTTGCTGGACGGCGGGGGCAACATTGAAGCCTGGCTGGCCACCGTCCCCGAAGCGCACCTGCAGCTGGCCCTGGAGCAGGCCGACGTCCTACTGATGAAGATAGAAAAAGAGGCCCGCTGGATGGAAGCCGCCGAACCCAAGTACCACGAAGACGATTTTGAAGACTGGATGAACGAACTTTGCCAAGACCAGCTATGAAAAACCATCCGTACAACACCCGTACAAAATCGTTGATCTTGAGTGCTCTAATCGCTATAGTTTGTGTACGGCTATCAGACGGGCAGCTCACAACCCTGACGCAGTTAGTGGCAATGACTAGTCCCCTGAAAGCTGTGTTTACAGTGGAGTTACTTTTCTACATTGAGAAGTAACCACAACCAGCACAAAAAGTGCTTTTTTCAAGGAGTAAAACATGGAGCTCAATTTTTCGTTTGCAAGGATAAAATTATTTTTAATCTTATTTGAACCCAACAAATGGATTCTAAATAGATCCTAAAAATAGAAGGAGATTATCAGACTAATATATGAGGTATTTGTTATGGCAACTGTTGCACTGAGAAGAGATAGATCTACTCCTGCACTGCCTAAATCTAAAGATAGCAGGATAGAGCTAAAAACTAATCAACTGGTCAAAGAGACCCTTCGAACTGCGGCTGCATTCAGTGGTGTTGATTTAACGGCTTTCATTATCCAAGCAGCGTCAGAGAAAGCTCGTCGATTGCTGCTGGAGAGTCAGATTACGATGCTTTCAGCTGAAGAGTTTGACAAGGTGAACGCTCTAAATCAAGCTAATGATGCTCCAGCAGAAGGGTTAATTGACCTCATGTCCGGAGAGCTTTTTAATGAGCGCAAAGAGTGATGTAAGTCAGGAAAAAGAAGTTACATTCGAGACCAAGGTCTTCTCGAATGAAAAAAAGAAAGACCTTAAGGACTTTGACTGCGGCGATGCGGTCCTTAATAACTGCCTTATTAATGGCAAGATTAAAGACTTGGTGAGCCAGTCAATTATCACTTGCAAGTTGCTGGTTGAAGAGAAAAACTCAAAGGTTGTTGGTTTTTATACTCTTAAAAACCACACCCTTGCCCGCGGTGACTTTGAGATTACGGGGAAATTTCAAAATATACCTGTGACTAAACTTGATATGCTTGCAGTAGATAAAGGATATCAAGGTCAAGGGTTAGGCATCAAGTTGCTGAGGCAAGCTATTTCCAATGCTTTTGAAGCATCAAAGCATGTTGGATCCAACGGCATTTATCTTGAGGCCGTAGAAGATAAAGTTAATTTCTATAGCAGGTTGGGGTTTACTGTTATAGGCGAGGCAAAGTCTCATAGTAGTGGTAATAGCCTCGTACCTATGTATCTGTCTATGCTTCAAATAAAGGCTGCTTTGAGTTGCAGAAAGGATGATGTAGCTTAATCGGATAGGGGCGCATATAGCGTCCCTTCTAACTTTCATCTCCGCTCTCAAATATCAAAGCATTCACCAACCATTCTACATTATGTTGCCACTAAAACAGAACTAACCAAGAGTGTAAGCTCAATGCATTCTAATCAATACTCTATAAAGCCTATATACTTATGGGTCATACTGCTTTTGGCGTCAATCATATTATGGTCATATCAGAAGTATGATTTATTCTTTACATCATCAATTCTCTCGTTCTTTTTTGGACTGATAACTCTTCTTGAATTGGAAACAGAACAAATCTTAAAGGGAGTATTATTGATTATCACAGGAGCAGGATCAGGAATAATAATACAATCCCTTGCTTCTCAAGAGATAATGGAAAACTCCCCCAAAACAATACTGCATTTAGGGATCTTGAAAGACATAATTATCTATTCATTCTCTGGTGCAGGTGGCGGGATACTTGCGACGTATGCCGACAGATATAGACATAAAACAGAAAAGGTTAACTTCCCCTGTCAAAGGCAAGAGTCATTAGTTATTAATGAGCTAAGGGAAGACATAAGAAACTTAAGAAAAAATATTTTTTATTTTTTCTCTTTTATAGCAATAACTTTAACTGCTTTGATAGTGGTGATATTGATTAAGTAATTTCATAAAAAGATAATTTAAGATAAAAAAGGGCGCTTACCGCGCCCCTTCCAGTTCCCTCAGTAAATCTTTCTGTGCCCCTGGTGGCAAAGCCTTCATCAGTTGGAACGCCATCTGGGTGGTGGTTTTGGCGCTGGGGCTCAGGCTGTGCCGGTAGCCGGCGCCCATCACCCAGGTGTGGCCGCACTCGGCATCGTTGCACTGGCAATACAACTCGGTGTAATCCCGGCTCAGGCGGTTGGTTTTTGTTATCCGCCCCTTGCTTCCGCACTCTCTGCAGTAAACCCGCATGTTTAAAACTCCCCCGAGTAAACATGCACCTATGATAAATCATCCGGCACCGGATGGCAGCAAACCACTGTGTTTTTATCCAGTCACTCCAGCGCAAACTGCAGGGCCAGCCGCGCCGGAATATCCGGGTCCGAGTTAACCACGTCGGCGATCAGCTCGCACAGCGGCGCCACCTCGTTGCGGGTGTAAACGGCGTCGTATTTCTCCGGGTCGCCCAGGCCGCCGGTGTTGGTGGGGATGATGCCGGCCAGCCCGGGCGGAAAGCGGTGCGCGGTGAGCACGTCCTGGGCGCTGATGTTCTTGATGCGGTCAAAGTCGTCCTTGGTGGCGATGTCTCCCACCGGGATCAGCTTCACCCCGTCCGGGTTGCCGTTGGGGATGTTGATAAACAGGCTGCGGAAGTTGCCCACCCCCTTGGAGCTTTGGATCTTCTCCTTCAGCTCTTCTTCCTGGCTTTCGCTCAGGTTGGGGTCGGTGGCGTAGAAGATAAAGCCCATGTGGGCGCCGTTCTGGTAGTAGCGCCGGCGGAACAGGGTGGCGTCCCGGTTCAGCAGGGCGGACTGGATGCCGCCCAGGTAGTCCGGCAGGCCGTAGATCTGTTGGCGGGGGTCGTACTGGCTCAGGAAGATAACGTCGTCTTCCCGGTAGCGGATCTGCTGGTTGTTGGCCTGCAGCAGCACAAAATCCCCGCTCTTGTGCCGGCGCAGGTACATGGAGGGCAGCGGATGCAGCCGCACCACCCGCCCCAGGCCGTTGCGGATCTTCAAAAAAGCGGCGTCGCCGAACTGGATCAGGTTGTGGGCAAAGGCCTGCATCTGCACCCGCTTCATGCCCCCGCCGCCCTTGAACTTGCCGGCGATCATGTTGCGCCGGGCATAGAGCAGGGCCCCGTGGTGGGCGTTGGTGTTGGCAATCTGGGCCAGCCCCTGGCGGCTGACCGGGGTGCTCCAGTAGTCGGCGTAATCGTCGTAAAACAGTTCGGTGTAGTCGGTCAGCCAGCGGCCGGGCTCGATGGCCTCCGGCTCGCCAAAGCTGAACGCAACCAGATTGTTGGATTGATGGCTGGCTTGCTCGGTCATGCTTGTATGGCCCAGGTTGAGGTGCGTTGGTTGGAGTGGTCCAGCGGCTCGTTGATCACCGCGTGGGCGATGGCGAAAAAGGCGTCGGCGTGGCCGGTGGTGGCGTCCCGCCCCGCCTTGAAGGTCATGGCATTGCCGGATCCGGTGGTGGTGCGCTTGATGGCCATAAACGCCAACGGAATGTCCTTGTGCAGCCGGTCCCAGCTGATGCGCCCGGCCTCCACCACGTCGATCATCTTCAGCACCAGGCGGTTCTTGCTCTCCACCGAGTAGTGGATGGCGTGCGCCTCGCGTGGGTACTTGGTCTTGATAAGGTCGAACACCCCGGCGCCGATGCCGGTAATGTCCACCCCGATGTAGGTCACCCGGTAGCGCTTGAACAGCTTGGCGATTTCGGCCACATGGTGCTGAAAGTTGAGCCCCCGCCAGTGGTGCTTTTCCAGCACCCGGAACGGCTCGCCGCCGACCAGCGGCGGGGCCAGCACCACCAGGGTGGCGTTGTCGCGGGTGCGGCTCGGGTCGTAGCCCAGCCACACCTCGCGGGTACCGAACGGCCGGGCCGCGCGCGGGTCGAAGTCTTCCCACTGGGCGGTGTCGACGCCGCAGCCTTCCAGCTGGTTGAACTTGAACACGCTGGCTTCGTCGTCGACGAACTCGCACATAAACAGGTTGCGGAACACCTCGTCGGCGTACTCGTCGCGCAGCTCGTCAACGTCAATGAGGTTGCAGCCGCTGGCCACCGCGTCTTCCACCGTGATGGCGTAGCGCCATTGCCGGTCCGGGCATACCCGGCCGCCGTCCTGGTAGTCGGCCAGGGTCGGGAATTCGATATCCTTGCGGCTGTCCTTGCCGTCCTTCCAGCTGTCGCCGGTCCAGAAGCCATAGCCCGGGTGCGACTTGGCCGAGGGGGTGGAGAAGTAGGTTTTCCGCCACCGGCTCTGGGTGGCCATGGCAGAGGCCACGTTGGACAGCTTGGTAAAGCCCGGGATCCAGAAGTATTCGTCGATGTAGACGTTGCCGGAGCGGGACTGGGCGCTGTTGGAGTTGGTGGACAGAAAGTGCAGCTCGGCACAGTTGCTTAAGATTATCGGGTTGCCCGACAGCTCCACCCCCAGAAACTCCCGGGCGATGTTGATGATGTAGGAGCGGAACACCTCGGCCTGGGCCCGGGTGGCGGACAGGAAGATCTGGTTGCCGCCGGTGATGACGGCGTCTTCCAGGGCCTCGCCGGCGAAGTAGTAGGTCATGCCGATTTGGCGGCTTTTCAGGATGTTGCGGGTGCGCGGGATGGCCGGGTCGTTCTTGGCCTCGCGGCAGCGCAGCTGATAGCCGAACAGGGTGCCCAGCCAGCCCTCGAAGTCCTCGGGCAGCAGCTCGCCGATGTCGTTCTTGCGCTGCTTGCCCCTCTTGCCTTTACCACCCTTGGCCTGGCCCCCGCCGCGCTTGCCGCGCCGCCCGTTCGGCTCCGGCCATTCATCCGCCGGCACCCCGGCGGCCAGGGCCGCTTCCCGCTCCTTCAGGGCCAGCTCTTTCTCGCGCAGCTGCACCAGGTCTTTCTTCAGCCGCACATGCTGGCCGATCAGCCGGTCCAGTTCGTCCAGCTCGGCCGGGGTCTTCTTTTCCCGGGCCAGCAGCAGCTGCACCCGCCGGGCGATGGCGTCTTCCAGCTGCTCGTCGGACAGCAGCGCGTCCCAGCTGTATTTTTCCACCCACTGGTACACCACCCGCGCCGAGTTCAGGCCCAGCTCCTGGGCGATTTCCCGGGGCAGCCAGCGCTTGAGGTAAAGCCCCTTGGCGGCGTTGCGGATTTCTTCGGTGTAGGCCATGGCGGTCCGTGGTGGTGATGAATGCGGCCATCATACCCACCGAAAACCGCCACCTATCGCCATGAAATTCCGAGAAATTCCGATTTCCCGAAAATCGGAATTCGGTGGAACGGCCCTTGATGAAATCCCCTTCACAAGCCCCTAGCCTGTCGCCATCACAGAACACGAGCAGGCACATGAAACCCGATTCACGGTTACGCACAGGCTGGATTTGCATTGCCACCGAGGGCAACAGCATCGACGGGCGTTTTATCTCCCGCGAGTGGCTGACCGACATGGCCGAAACCTACGACCCGGACCACTACACCGCCGTTATCTGGCCGGATCACTCTCGCTGGTCGGCCATGGGCACCGTGGAAGCGCTCAAGGCCGAGCCAGTGGACGGCAAGATGAAGCTGTTTGCCGTGCTGCGCCCGACCCGGGATCTCATTTACTACAACCAGCTTGGCCAGTACCAGTTCTGCAGCATCGAGCCCCTGGAGCAATTCGCCGGCGGCGACAAAACCTACCTGGGCGGCCTGGGCGTCACCGACCGTCCGGCCAGCACCGGCACCACCCGCATGCAGTTCAGTGCCAAGGACAAAGCCCCCAAGCTCATCGGCGAAAGCCAGCCGCTCAGCCTGGCCGAACTGGCCGACCGCGAGCAGGAAGCCGGCCTGTTCAAGAAGTTTATGGCCTGGTTCAAAACCCAGGAACAAGAGCCCCCTGCCCCCACCAATAACACCCCCGAGGATCCAGCAATGGACAAAGAGCAGTTCAACGAGCTGATGAACACGGTTAAAGGCATCGCCACCAAGCAGGGCGAGCTGGAAACCAAGTTCGAGCAGTTCAGCAAAAAAGACGAGCCCGCCCCCGAGCCGGAAGTAAAGCCCGAGCCCGCCCCGGCCCCCGCCGGCGTCACCGCCGAGCAGTTCAGCGAGCTGCTGAACGCCGTCAAGGGCGTGGCCGAGAAGCAGGGCGCGCTGGAAACCCAGTTTTCCGCCCTACTGAAGGAAGCGCCCGGCCAGAACCCCAATCCCGCCCCCGCCGGCGGCGACGTCTATCACCTGGTGTAAGGAGCCGACATGAGCATGATCCTCACCCCCGCCGCCGGCGCCATGCTGAATAAATACTTCAGCCAATTGGCCCAGGGCTACGGCATCGACCTGGGCGCGCTGCAGCGCGGCGAGAAGTTCAGCGTCACCCCGCCGATGGAAACCCGGCTGCGCGCCGCCCTGCTGGAGTCGGCCGACTTCCTGCGCATGATCACCCTGGTCGACGTGGACCAGATCAAGGGCCAGGTGGTCGACGTGGGCATCGGCAGTATCCACACCGGCCGTAAAGCCAATGGCCGCTTCCTGAAAAACGTGGGCGTGGGCGGCCACGGCTATGAGCTGGTGGAAACCGACTCCGGCGCCGTGCTGCCCTGGTCTACCCTCGCCGGCTGGGCCAATGCCGGCAGCGAAGGCGAATTTATGCGCCTGGTGAACGAGTTCATCAACCGCACCTTCGCGCTGGACATGATCCGGGTGGGCTTTAACGGCACCTCGGCCGCCGCCGATACCGACCCGGCGGCCAACCCCCTCGGCCAGGACGTGAACAAGGGCTGGCAGCAGCTGGTGCGCGAGTGGAACGACGGCTCGCAGATCGTGGGCTCGGCCCAGAGCAAGATCTACTTCGACCCCGACGGCCAGGGCGACTACAAGACCCTGGACGCCATGGCCTCGGACCTTATCAACAGCACCATCGACCCGGCGTTTCGCAACGATCCGCGCCTGACCGTGCTGGTGGGTGCCGATCTGGTGGCCGCCGCCCAGGGCCGGCTTTATCAGGAAGCCGACAAGCCCAGCGAGCAGATCCTGGCCCAGCAGCTGGCCACCAGTGTTGCCGGCCGCCGTGCCATCACCCCGCCCTTCTTCCCGGGCAAGCGCATGGTGGTGACCATTCCGGCCAACCTGCACCTCTACACCCAGCGCGGTACCCGCCAGCGCAGCGCGGCCCACAACCAGGACCGCAAGGGCTTCGAGAGCCAGTACTGGCGGATGGAAGGCTACGCCGTGGGCGAGTACCGCGCCTATGCCTCCTTCGACGAGTCCGGGATCGAAATCGCCCCGGCACCGGCACCGGCGGGCTAACTGAATGAGCACCCCGGCCCAGCGGCATCGTGATCGGCACCGCGCCCTGCAGGCGGCCACCCAGGCCGCCTGCACCGGGCAAGCCGAGGGCGAGCTGGCCCACAGCCTGCACCTGCAACTGCTGGCCCTGGAGCAGGACCAGCAGCGGCTGAAGGCGCTGGACCGCATCGGCGACAAGATTGCGCTCAAGCGCGAGCTGCTGCCCAAGTACCGCCCCTATGTGGAGCAGTACCTGGCCGGGGACAAGAGCCACCAGAACCCGCTGTTCGCCACCCTCATCGTCTGGCTGTTCGACCTGGGCGAGTTCGAGCAGGCCCTGGACTGGGCCGAACGGGCGATTGCCCAGGGCCAGCACACCCCGCCCCGGCTCAAGCGCGACTTTCCCCACTTTGTGGCGGACACCGTGCTGGAGTGGGCCGAGCAGCAGGCGGCCGAAGGCCAGGCGGTAGAGCCCTACTTCGGCCGGGTGTTCGCCCATGTGGTCAAGGACTGGCGGCTGAATGAAAAGCTCACCGCCAAGTATTTCAAGTTCGCCGGGCTGCTGTTGCTGCGCGACGCCACCGGCGAGCCCCGGGCCAGCGCAGTGAATGATCCGGACGTACTGGAACAGGCCGACGCCCTGCTGGCGAAGGCCCACGAATGGGATCCGGTGGGTGCCCAGGTAAAAACCCACCGGAGCCGGATTGCCATGCGCCTGCGAGCGCTCGAGCAAGACTAGCTCCAACGCCGCCGCCCCCCGGCGGCCAGGGTCCGGCCAGGCCATGCCATGAGCCGAGTCCCTAAGCCGTGGCCAGGGGGGCACCTATTCAACCAGAGGGCAAGCCATGTTCAACGGCAACAGCACCGAGTACCAGCAAGCCACCGTCAGCAATGACGGCTTCTGGCCGGATATCGAGGTGGGCGACTTCGAGCGAGACCGGGCCATGCCGGCCGACCTGCAGCCCGCCACCGTGGCCGGTGCCGTGCTCTCGGCCGTGGCCCAGGTCAACATCGAGCTGGCCTTTACCAAGGCCCGGCTGAACGCCGAGGGGCACTGGACCGCCGCCGAGGTGCCGGGCCCCCAGGTGAACGGCCAGAACCAGCTCACCGTGCTCTATCGCCAGGCGGTGTTCGCCCGCGCCAAGGCCGACCTGGTCACCGAGGCCGGCAGCCTCAGCCAACGCGAGGTGGGCAACAACCAGGCCACCCAGGGCGGTGACGTGCGCGCCGCCCTGCTGGCCGAAAGCCAGCAGCATATCCGGGCCATCAAGGGTGTGCACCGCTGCGGGATTGAGCTGCTGTGAGCCAGGGCTACTACCTGCACCAGCTGAGCGCCGCCATCAAGGCCGTGCTGCCGGCCAAGTGCCACAAAAGCTTCGATGCCTGGATGCAGAACGGCAGCCTGCAGCTGGTTCCCAAGCACGGCGGCAACGGCCTGCAACTGGCCCGGCTGAATTATCAGGCGGTGTTTATGGTGGAGGATCTGCCGTTTCGGGAGCTGGACCCGGCGGTGGTGCTGGCCACCGTGGCCGCCTGGCTGCAGGACTTTGATGCCGAGCGCGAGCAGCTGGAGCTGCCCGATCCGGACTACGACGTGGAGCCGGTGGACGAGCACAGCGCGGACTTGACCATCAGCGTGCCCTTCAGCGAACCGCTTTACCTGCTGGCCGACGCCGCCGGCCCGGTGCGCTACGGCGGTCAGCGCTACCGGGTGGCGCCCTATGAGGTGTGGGTGGCCGAAGCCGGCAAGCTGTGGGTGAACCAAAGCGGGCCCTATCCGCTGGGAGGTGGTGCGTGATCCACTTCGATCTGAAAGGCGCCGTGTCGGTTGCCGACCGGCTAAAGCTGGCCATGCTGCCCCCGGATCGCCGGCGCCGTCTGCTCAACACGGTGATGCGTCAGGCGGTGGACGACGCCAAGGCCAACCTGAAGGCCCAACGCGGCCCGGATGGCAAACCCTGGCCCAAGCGCAAAAAGGGCCGCAAGAAGATGCTCGGCAAGCTGGGCAAGAGCCTGGTCAGCCACGCCAACGCCGATGAAGGCACCGCCGAGTGGAAGAACAAGCTGGCCGGGCAAACCGCGTTCAAGCACCAGTACGGCCTGCCGGAGATCTACACCAAGGCCAAGGCCCGCCGGCGTAGCAACAGTGCCAAGGAGGCCGCCGACCAGAACGGACCGGCGACCCGGCATCAGGCGCGGCTGCTCAAGCAACTGGGCTACAGCATCACCGTCGGTAAACGGGTCAAGCGTACCCGCCAACCCGGTATCGCCTGGATCCGCAAGAACCTGAGCTTCGAGCAGGCAGGTCAGACGCTGAAGATGCTGATTGCCGAGAAGCGCAACCAACGCCAGGGCAAAAGCAGCTGGGAGATCCAGGTACCGGCGCGGCCCTTTCTGGAAATCGACAAGCAGCGGGTGCTGGATGCCCTGGCCGCTGAACTCAACCGCAGAGGTTAACCATGACTCCAACTATCCAGGTAAACAACCAAAACCAGATGCAGGGGCCGACCAACGAGGTGGAACGCCACTTCCTGTTTGTGGGTCAGGCCACCAAGAACAGCGGCAAGCTGCTCTCGCTCAACACCCAGTCCGACCTGGACGAACTGCTGGGCAGCGAGGACAGCCCGCTGAAAACCAATGTGCAGGCCGCCCTGCTGAACGCCGGCCAGAACTGGAGCGCCCACGCCCGCGTGCTGGCCCTGGGCGAAGACTGGACCCAGGCCGTGCTCGACGCCCAGAAAACCGCCTCCTTCGAGGCGGTGGTGCGGGTGGACCCGGTGGACCAGGTGGACGAGATCAACGCCGCCCAGGCGCTGCGCCAACAGCTGATCGCCACCTGGGGCCGCTGGCAGTTCATCATGCTGGCGGTGCCCGGCATCGATCCCGCGCTGCAGAGCTGGTCCGATTACGAGCTGGAGCTGGCCACCCTGGCCGACGGCATCGCCGCCGACGGCGTGATGCTGGTGCCCCAGTTGCACGGCAACAACGCCGGAGCCCTGGCCGGGCGCCTGTGCAACCGGGCGGTGACCATTGCCGACACCCCCATGCGGGTAAAAACCGGCGCCCTGGTCGGCCTGGGGCCAACCCCGGTGGACAGCGGCGATCTGCCGTTGCCGCTGTCCACCCTGCAGACCCTGGAAGCGGCCCGCTACTCGGTGCCCTGGTGGTTCCCCGATTACGACGGCATCTACTGGGCCGACGGCAACCTGCTGGACGTGGAGGGCGGCGACTACCAGGTGGTGGAGAACCGCCGCGTGGTCGACAAAATCGCCCGCCGCCTGCGCATCCGGGCCATCAGCCGCATCGGTGATCGCCAGCTCAACAGCACCCCGGCCTCCATGGCCGCCGCCAAGCTCTACTTCATGCAGGATCTGCGGGCCATGAGCAAGTCGGTGACCATCGCCGGCATCACCTTTCCGGGGGAGATCATGCCGCCCGACGACGGCGACATCGTCATCGAGTGGCTGAGCAAGTACGAGGTGGCCATCTATGTGCTGGCCCGCCCCTACGACTGCCCCAAGAAAATCGGCATCAACATCATCCTCGATCTGACCCCTCCGGGAGGTAACGCCCAATGAGCCGCCGCATCTCCGGCATCAACTTCGACGTGGAAATCCTGGGCACCATGATCCACATCGAAAAAGCCACCCTCACCATCAACGACAGCTCCGCCGTGGCCCAGACCCGGGGCATCACCGACGGCTATGTGGACGGCGACGTCACCGCCGACGTGGAATATGAGCTGGATACCAAGAACTTCAACCGGCTGAGCGACGCCGCCCGCCGGGCCGGCTCCTGGCGCGGCATCGAGCCCCACGACGTGCTCTATTACGCCAACACCGGCAGCGACGAGTTCAAGGTGGAGGCCTTCGGCATCAAGCTGCAGATCTCCGACCTGCTCGATATCGACAGCAAGGGCGGCGACAAGAGCATCCACAAGCTGAAGGGCTTTGTCACCAGCCCGGACTTTGTGCGCATCAACGGGGTGCCCTATCTGTCCGGTGACGACACCCGTCACCTGATCGGGTAACCGCCATGGATCTGATCGACCGCGCCAATGACTTAAGCGACTGGCTGCTGGCCAAGCAGCTGGCCGCCCAGACCGGCCACCGACCCGCCGGCGACAGCCGCGCCGACTGCCTAGAGTGCGGCGAGCCCATTCCCGAGGCCCGCCGGGTGGCCCTGCCGGGCGTCACCCTGTGCGTGCACTGCCAGACCCTGATGGAGAAAAGACGATGAGCAAGAACAGCTTTGACGGGCTGCACTTCCAGCGCCGTGAATTCGCCTGCAAATGCGGCTGCGGTTTCGATGCCGTGGACGCCGAGTTGCTGGGCGTGCTGGAGCAGCTGCGCGCGGATCTGGGTGGCCATGCCGTGACCATTACCAGCGCCTGCCGCTGCGACAGCCACAACCGCAAGGTGGGCGGTGCCCGCAACAGCGTGCACCGGCTGGGCAAGGCGGCGGATATCCAGGTGCGGGGCATTGCGCCCGCCAGGGTGGCCGATTACCTGGAGCGCACCTACCCCGGCCGCTATGGCATCGGCCGTTACGCCACCTTCACCCACATCGACGTGCGCGAGCAGGCCGCCCGCTGGGGGCAGTCATGAGCCAATGGAAAGATATCGCCGGCACCGTCGGCCGCCTTGCCGGCACCCTGGCCCCGCTCTTGGGCGGTCCGGTGGGCCTGGCCGCCAGTATCGGCGGCCAGATTGCCACCGCCCTGGGCACCGATGCCCGCCCCGATGCCGTCCAGCGCGAACTGGTCCAAAACCCCGAGGCCGCGCTCAAGCTGCAGCAGTGGGCCCATGAAGAACGGGAGCAGATCCGCCAGGCCCACATCCGGCTGCAGGAGCTGGAACTGGCCCGAACCGAGGCCACGCTGGCCGACGTGCAGCACGCCCGGCACAGCCACGGCGAACACTGGATGCCGGCCCGCCTCACCCTGCTGCTGGCCCTGATGGTGGTGGCCCTGACCGTGGCGCTGATGGCCTGGTCGGTGCCCGAGGGCTCCAAGGAAGTGGTGTTCTACCTGGCGGGCCAAATCGTGACCGCCTTCCTCGCTGCCGTGACCTACTGGCTGGGCAGTTCGCGGGGCAGCGCGGAGAAGCAGAAAAAACTGGAGCAACTCACGGGAGGCACCCTTGGCACAAGTAGCGGAATGGCTGGGACTGGCCATCGCGGCGGTGGGCTTGTTGATCGGGGCCCTTAGCCCGGTGCTGACCAGCCTGTTCGGCAAAATCAGCCGGCAGCAGATCGACATGGCCAACCACCGGGCCCACGTGGCCGAGAACTACGCCACTAAGGCCGAAATGACCGAAGGCATCAACCGCCTGGAAAAACGCATCGACAGCGGCTTCAACCGCCTGGATGAAAAACTGGAGAGACTGAACCAATGAGCAAGCAAACCATCACCCTGATCGTGAACGGCACCGAGCTGGCGTTCGAGCCCACCACCCAGGCGTACAACAAGTACATCAACGAGCTGAGCATGGACGACAAGGTCGCCCCGGCCCACAACTACCTCAACCGCATCGTGGCCGCCGACAGCAAGGACGCCCTGGCCAGGGTGCTGGCCCTCACCGGCGCCGGCCTCAAGCTCGCCGCCAAGGTCAACGAGGCCTTCGTGCCCGAGCTTGAGATCAGCATAAAAAACTGACCCGCCGGGCCCGGGCCATCGAGGCCAACCAGCTGGAGCAGGTGCTGGCACTGCGCCGCCACTACCTGCCCCAGGAGCCCGATGACGAAGAGACCCTGGCCCGGGCGCTCTGGCTCGACAAACAGCACTGGGACAACACCGCCCACGCCATAGCGGCGGGCATAGCGAAGGCGTTCAACGGCACATGAAGCACCTGGAACAATTGATGCTCACGGTGAGCCTGGTCGACAAGGTGACCAAGCCCATCCAGGGCATCAACCAACAGCTGAAACACACCGGCGAGATGGGCCGCCAAAGCTGGGACAAGGTCGCCGGCGGGGCGGCCGGCCTGGCCGCGTCCGGCGTGGCCCTGTACCAGGCGCTGATGCCCGCCATCGAGATGGATCGGGTGCTGGGAGAAGTGAAATCGCTCGGGGTGGTGCAGGACGACCTGGACCAGCTGGCCCACACCGCCGCCGACTTTTCCATCGAGTTCGGCAAGTCGGCCACCGAGTTTGTGGGGGCAGCCTACGACATCAAGTCCGCCATGGGCGAGTTGTCGGGCAAGGAGCTGTCGGGCATCACCAAGGCCTCCGCCGTGCTGGCCGCCGCCACCAAGGCCGACACCGCCACCATCACCGGCTACATGGGCACCATGTATGGCGTGTTCAAGCAACAGGCCGAGGCCATGGGCAAGGACAACTTCGCCGCCATGGTGGCCGGCCAGACCGCCCAGGCGGTGGAGATGTTCAAGACCACCGGCGCCGAGATGAGCGCCGCCTTTACCAGCATCGGCGCCGCCGGTACCGCCGCCGGCATTGCCATGCACGAGCAGATGGCGGTGCTCGGCACCCTGCAGGCGACCATGTCGGGATCCGAGGCCGGCACCAAGTACAAGGCATTCCTGGCCGGTATTGCCGGCGCCCAGGACAAGCTGAACCTGAGCTTCGTGGACGGCAACGGCAACATGCTGGGCATGGTGGCCATCCTGCAGAAGCTCAAAGACAAGTTCGGCGACACCTTCACCGTGGCCGAGTCCGACGCCCTGAAAAAGGCCTTCGGCTCCGACGAGGCGGTGGCCCTGATCAAGCAGATGATCCCCGATATCGACGGTCTGGCCCACAGCATCGACGGCGTGGGCCGTCAGACCGGCATGGACAAGGCCACCCAGATGGCTCACGCCATGACCGACCAGTGGGAGCGGCTGGGCGCGGTGTGGTTCGCCCTGCGCGCCGGCGCCGGGGCCAGCGTGCTGCCGACCATCAGCGCGGTGGTGGGCGGCATCGTCGACGGCATGGCGGTACTGGTGAAGTGGACCCAGATGTTCCCCCACCTCACCGAGGCGGTGACCTGGACCGCCCTGGGCCTGGCCGGCCTGACCGCCGTGGCCGCCAGTTGGACGCTGATCATGGGGATCGGCGGCAGCATGTCGCTGTTCTTCGGCAGCAGCCTGCGCCTGTTGCTCAGCCCGCTGAAGCTGGTGCGCCTGGCCATGATCGCCATGCGCCCGGCACTGATTGGCCTGAACATGCTGATGGCGGTCAACCCCGCCGGCCTGATGGTGGCCGGCATCATCGCCCTGATCGCCGCGCTCGGGGCGGCGGTGTTGGCCGTGTACAAGTTCTGGGAGCCGATCCAGGCGTTCATCGGCGGCTTTATCGCGGGCTTTATCCAGGCGGCGGCCCTGGGTGAACTGTTCACCCCCTTTGTGGGACTGTTCCAGGTATTTACTGCGGTGCTGGGCTGGGCGGCGGACTTGCTGGGGGCCTTGCTGGGCGGCTTTCTGGCCCTGCTTTCCCCGGTGGAAATGACCACCGCCCAACTGGACGGGGTGGCCGCCGCGGGCCAGAACATCGGCAACGTGTTCGGTGCCATCTTCAACGCCATCCTGTTCCCGATCCGCATGGCCGGCAAGCTGGTGCAGTGGCTGCTGGAAAAGATGAACCTGATCCCCGGGGTGGATATCGACCTCAGCGGCGTGGATATGGCCCTGCCGGAGCAGGCCGAGCTGCCGCCGGTGACCCAGGAGGTGGTGCGCCGTCAGGTCGGCGAGGCCGAGTTGGCCACCCCGGCATTGCTGGCCGCCACCCCGCTGCGACAGGCCCGGGCGCCAATGCCCTTACCGGTACCCGAGCAACGCACCATCGAGCCCCTGCCGCTGGCACCTCCCCTGCCGGAGCAACGAACCATCGACAGCCTGCCGGTGGCACCGACGATCCCCGCAGGCCACGCCCGGCTGCAGCAGCCGCTGGCCGAGGCCCGGGCGCCGGACACCCTCAAGGCGCCGCCGGCGCCCATCCTGCCCCAGTTGGCCCGGGTCGCCAGCCAGAATAATGGCAAGACGGTGCACTTCGGGGATGTGCATATCAAGAACGAGCAGGGCATGGATCCCCATACCCTCGCCGAATGGGAGGAACTGCAGTATGGCTTCTGACCGCCGCTATATCGACCTGCTGGTGGAGGACTTCGGCCTGGTGCTGGACGCCGGCGCCCAGCCGGTGACCACCGACAACCGCCACAGCATCGGCCAGGACATCAAGCACGCGGTGCTGGAGTCGGGCCTGGCCCGGGCACTGATTGGCGAGCGCAGCCCGGTGCTGCGCGCCGATATCCGCACCCAACTGCGTATCCTGGTGGAGCAGGACCGGCGCCTGGTGCCCGGTACCGCCGAGGTGCGCGAAGAGACACCCGACCGCTACCTGCTCACCGCCCGCACCTATGAGTTCGGCGATCTGGAGGTGTGGCTATGAGCGTGCGTCCCCAGGTGGATTTTGCCCGGCTGCTCGCCGCCGATGGCATTCCCACCACCACCGACGCCCTGGAGCAGGAACTGGCCCGGGAGGTGACCGCCGCCGGCTCCATCATCACCAACGACAGCCGTATGAGCCCGTTCTGGCGGCTGCAGCGGGCCATGGTGGTCAAGCCGGCCCTGTGGCTGCTCAATCAGCTGCTGGTCGGCCACGTGCTGCCCAACAGCTTCGCCGCCACCGCCAAGGGCTATTACCAGGATCTCAAAGCCTGGGACGTGGGCCTGGAGCGCAAACCCGCCACCGCCACCCGGGGCTGGGTGGAGTTCGTCAAGGACAGTCCGGCCACGGCGGTGACGATAGAAGCCGGCACCCGGATCAGCACCGAACGCATCAACGGCCGCCTCTATACCCTGGCGGTGGTGACCACCGTGGTGATCCCCGCCGGCCAGGCCTCGGGCCTGGTGGTGTGCCAGGCCACCGAGGCCGGCACCGCCTGGAACCTGCCCGCCGGCTATTACTGCATCCTGCCCAGCCGGGTGCCCGGCATCAGCGCGGTACGCAACCCGGTGGACTGGATCACCGAGCCCGGCGACAACGAGGAAGACGACGACGCCCTGGGGCTGCGCATCCAGAACCAGTATTCGGTGGTGGGGCGCTATCACATCGACGCGGTGTACCGGGCCATGCTGGCCGCGGTGGCCGGCATCCGCTCGGACAACATCTTCTTCGAGCATGACGCTCCGCGCGGCCCCGGGACCGCCAACGCCTACATCCTGATGGAAGTGGGCCCCACCCCGGCGGCCCTGATCGACAAGCTCAACCGCTACGTCAACCAGGAAGGCAACCATGGCCACGGCGACGACCTGCAGTGCTTTGCCCTGCCCGACACCCAGCATGCGCTGACCCTGCACCTGTGGCCCCGGGCCTTCCTTGGCGATCACGACAAGGCCCAGCTCAAGAGCCAGGCCGAAGCCATGGTGCGCGCGGCCTTTCGGGAGACCTCCGACTATCCGGAGATCACCCGCACCAAGCCCTTCAGCCGCTTCAGCTTCAGCCGGCTGGGGGCCGAGCTGCACCGGCTGCTGCCCGACCTCGACAGCCTGAGCGTGGACCAGCCCGACATTCACAGTGAACAGGCCATTCCCCGGCTGTCCTCCCTGGAGGTGATCCTGCATGGATAAACACGACCAGCAGGCCCCCGCCCTGCCCGAGTACCGTCCGCCCTGGTGGATGGACGGCCGGCAGCAGCGGGAGCCGCATTTTCTGAACACCGGCCTGCAGGCCTTTTGGCAGCGGCTGCGGCAATGGCTGTTGACCCCGCTTCGCCAGCTCGACCCCTTGCTATGCAGCGAAGCCATGCTCGACCTGCTGGCCTGGGACCGGGGCATTCAGCGCTTTAGCAACGAGCCGCTGACGCTGTACCGCCGGCGGGTGAAGTTCGCCTTTGCCAATGCCCGGGACGCCGGCGAGGCCGCCGGCTTCAAGCGGATTTTCGAGCGCCTGGGGATCGGCTGGGTAGACATTCACGAACGCCAGGCGGGCAATCCCTGGGACGTGATCACCATCGAGCTGGCCGACGGCGAGTTGGCCAGCAACCAACAACTGCTGAAGGTGCTGATCCAACACTACGGCCGCACCTGCCGCCGCTACCGCTTTCAGGTGGTGTACCCCCGCCCGCTGCATCTGCGGGCCCGCCGTTTTGACGGCAGTTACCAGACTTTTGGAGCCAAACTCGGATGAGCCAAACCGCCATTACCCATGCCTTCGAGCATTACCTGGCCGAGCAACAGCTGGGCGGCCAGACCGTGCTGCTGGACGAAATCGTGCTGGCCCACCTGCCCGGGCTCGACCTGACCCAGCCCATCGACCGCGCGGCCGGCCTGCCGCCGGCGGCGCAGATTGTGCACCGCCAGGCGGTCGACCAGCGCGGCAAGGTCAACGCCAACGGCGTGGCCTACTCCATCATCATGGATACCCGCATCGGCAACTTCACCTTCAACGCCATGTACCTGGTGAACAACGCCAGCGGCTTGGTGGCCATGGTGGTGCACAAGGAGGAAGAGCAGAAGCTGAAAACCCAGGGCGGCCAGACCGGCAACAGCCTGGTGAAGTCGATGCTGATGGAATACCAGGGCGCCGCCCAGGCCACCGACACCCAGGTGGACGCCGGCACCTGGCAAATCGACTTCTCGGCCCGGCTGCTCGGGCTGGACCGGGACATTCAGCTGCAGGCCCTGGATCATTACGGCGAGGCCGCCTTTATCCAGGATGGCTTTGCGGTACGCCCGGGGCCGGGCGTGGACGAGTTTGTGGTGGCGCCGGGCCTGGGCTACATCGCCGGCCTGCGTGCCCTGCTGGCCGGCGAGCAGTCGCTGGTGGTGAGCCAGCGCCCGGCCACCCTGTACGCCGATGTGTACCATGCCGGCACCCTGCTGTCGGACTGGCATACCCAGGTGCAGATCCGGGCCAGTGCCACCCCGCTCGCCGATTACGTGGACGGCGCCGGTTACCCCCACTACGTCACCCCGCTGGCCCAGTTGGCCGCGAACGGCACCGTCACCGATCTGCGCGGCCGCGGCGGCCTGTGGTGGCACGAGAACCGGCCATTGGCCCACACCAAGGCTCAGGTCGGCCTGGGCAACGTGGAAAACTACCCGCTGGCCAGCCAGGCGGAAGCGGAAGCCGGCAGCAGCAGCGCCCGCTACATGACCCCGTTGCGGGTCAAGCAGGCCATCGACAAGCTGGTCGGCGCCGCCACCCAGGCCCTGATCAATACCAAGGAAACCCCGGCCGGCGCCCAGGCCAAGGTCAACGCCCACGCCAACCGCACCGACAACCCCCACGGGGTGACCAAGGCCCAGGTGGGGCTCGGCTCGGTGGAGAACTACCCGCTGGCCACCCAGGCGGAAGCGGAAGCCGGCAGCAGCCTGGTGCGCTACATGAGTCCGCTGCGGGTTAAGCAGGCCATCGACAAGCTGATCGGCGCCGCCACCCAGGCCGCCATCAATGCCAGGGAAACCCCGGCCGGCGCCCAGGCCAAGGTTAACACCCACGCCAACCGCACCGACAACCCCCACGGGGTGACCAAGGCCCAGGTGGGGCTCGGCTCGGTGCAGAACTACGCCATGGCCACCCAGGCCGAAGCGGAAGCCGGCAGCAGCTCGGTACGCTACATGAGCCCGCTGCGGGTCAAGCAGGCCATCGACAAGCTGATCGGCGCCGCTACTCAAGCCGCCATCAATGCCAGGGAAACCCCGGCCGGCGCCCAGGCCAAGGTCAATACCCACGCCAACCGCACCGACAACCCCCACGGGGTGACCAAGGCCCAGGTGGGGCTCGGCTCGGTGCAGAACTACGCCATGGCCACCCAGGCCGAAGCGGAAGCCGGCAGCAGCTCGGTACGCTACATGAGCCCGCTGCGGGTCAAGCAGGCCATCGACAAGCTGATCGGCGCCGCCACCCAAGCTGCTATCAATGCCAGGGAAACCCCAACCGGCGCCCAGACCAAGGTCAACGCCCACGCCAACCGCACCGACAACCCCCACAGCGTCACCAAGGCCCAGGTGGGGCTCGGCTCGGTGCAGAACTACCCGGTGGCCACCCAGGCCGAAGCGGAAGCCGGTGCCGCCAGCAACCGCTATATGACCCCGCTGAGGGTGAAACAGGCGATTGGCAAATTCGCATTTACTCCCACCGGGGAAGCCTTTGCCGACGGCAGTGGCTGGGCAGTAATCGGTAGTATTTCCACCCCACAAGGTGTGAAGCCCCTGATCAAACAGTGGGGGGATATATCCATTACAAACGGAATGAAGATCAACTTCCCAATCTCATTTCCAACAAAGGTCACTGATATTTACCTGACAGACCAAGACACCGGTGCATCAAGCCATGAGCTACACACCGTTAGAATCGATAGCCCTTCATTGACAGGGTTCATCATTAACGCCGCAGCAGCAGGCATTACCTACTGGCAAGCATTCGGATACTGATATGAATTATGACTATTCCCCCTCTGCGAATAGCTTTTTTCCTAATGGGTTGGCAGTGTCCGATGACGCCATCCCCTGCCCCCGCGAGCGTTATATGGCTACGCGCAATCCATCCCCGGGCAAACTCCGCCAACCGGGCCCGGACGGTCTGCCGGAGCTAGTGGACGATCCCGACTACCAGCCGCCCGGGCTGGCCGATGTTGTGGCCACCAAACACGTCGAAATCAACGCCTGGCGCGACCAGCAGGAACTGACCACCGTGGCGCACAATGGCCATCGCTGGGACGCCGACCCCACCAGCCGTGCCCGTATCGAGTCGGTGCTGCTGGCCGGTGCCATGCCGCTGGATTACTGGACCGACGCCGACAACGTGGACCGGCCCATGACCCTGGAACAACTGCGCGCGCTGTATGCGGCCATTGTCCAGCAAGGCGGTCGCATTCACGACCGGCAACGGCAGATGAAGGCCGAGGTGGCCGCCCTCACCACCATCGACGCCGTACAGGCCTACCCCATCGGCTGGCCCGACGAGGCAGGCGCATGAGCTGGAGCCAGACCACCCTCACCTGGCCGCCGAGTGCGGCCAGTATTGAACAGGCCCTGGCCCCGACCCTCTCGGCCCTGCCCGGCGCGGGCCAGAGCGCCCTGGCCCGGCTCAACCAAGCAGCGGGCAGCGTCGGGTTCAACCGTCATGCCCTGAGCGAGCAGGCCGCGGGCCGGCTGGCGTTGCGGGCCCAGTTGGAGCAACTGCTGGTCGACGGCCTGCGCCTGACGGTCACCCCCTACGATCACGACGTCGGCATCGCCACTGATAACGGCCACTACCTGGCCCCCGGCAATGCCGCCCGCCGGCTGGCGGACAAGCTGCAGGACAGCACCGATCCCCACTGCCCCGGCGGTACGCTGCACGCCGTCGGGGTACTGGTCACCGCCACCGCGCTCGGCGAGTTCGCCGAGGCCCTGCGGGTGCTGACCGCCGTGCTGCCCCTGCCCGAGCTGGCCGCCTGCGCCCGGCGCGCCGCCGCCGAGCAGGGCCACCTGACCGCCCGCATGGCGATTCCCGGCCGGGCGCTCACCCCCAAGTGGGTGCCGGGGCGGCTTCACAGCAGCCCGCTGCGCCCGGCCCTGGCGGCACTGGGGGCCCAACTGACCCAGCTGGAATCCCTGGCCGCCGATGCCACCAGCCCCATCGGCAAGCTGGAGGCGCTGGCCGCCAGGCGCGCGGTGTGGCTGGACGAGCAGCAGCAGGCCCTGGCCGAGCTGAAGGCCGGGATGGGCGGCCGGGTGTTTAGCTTCTCGGCCAGCGGCACCCCCGCCAGCCTTGCCGGCGCCCTCACCGGCGGCCTGCCCGGCTATGAGCAGGCCCACACCGCCGCCGTGCTGCTGGTCTCCAATCAACCCCTGACCTTCTTCAAGGAGCTGCTGCCATGATTGCACTGGATGGCGAACTGCTGCGCCTCAAGTCGCCCCGCATTACCCTCAGCATGGAGTTCAAGGAAAAGGACACCTCCGGCCAGACCTCCGGCACCAGTGGCGCCGAGCAGGGCGAGAAGGGCAAGGAGCTGCAGGTGACCGGGCTGGTGCCGTTTCGGGACCAGGCGGCCCTGGCCCGGCTGTTCGAGCTGGCCCAAGCCAAGGGCGACGGCAACGAACGCCAGGTGTACCGCATCGGCTGCGAGCTGGCCGAGGCGGTGAAGATTTACCAGGTGAAGTTTGCCGGCCGCATCCTGGCCCCCGAACAGGAGGGGCTGCTGGCCTGGCGGGTGTCCTTCACCCTGCGCGAACACCTGTCGGTACCGGAGAAGCGGGAGCTGCGCCGGCCCAAGCCCGAGGCCGTGCTCGGCCAGGCCACCGAAGGCACCACCCCGGCGCTGCCGCCGGCCGACACCGAACAGGGGGCAGACCCCGAGCTGGGCCGTACCGAAAAAGTGCTCAAGTACCTCGACGACAAGCTGGCCGGCAGGAAGGACACCACCGATGAAACTCAATAAACGCCTGCGCCTGGGCGACCAGGACGTCCACCTGGTGGACGACAAGTGGCTGCTGGAGCTGTCCTCGGCCGGGCGGGGCTTCGTCACCATCGCCGGCACCGCACAACCGAACACCCTGGTGCGCTTCGACATGGGCTACGGCACCACCCTGCACCGCTGGTTTACCGGGGTGGTGGCCCGGGCCGAGCCGGCCGACAACGGCCACACCCGGCTGCTGGTCAAGGAACTGGCCTGCGCGCTCGGTACCCGCATCACCCTGAGCCTGCAGCATGCCACCCTACGCCAGGTGATCACCCAACTGGCCGAGAAAACCGGGCTGAACATCCTGCTTCCCCAGGCCGACTATGTCGACACCCCCATCCCCAACTTCACCACCGCCGGCACCGGGGCCCAGTTGCTGCAACATGCCGGCCGCGCCTTTCATGTGCCCGAGTTCTGCTGGTACCAGCAGCCGGACGGCCAGATCTACGTGGGCAGCTACCAACATTCCCGCTGGCCGTCGCGCCCGGTCACCCTGGAAGCCGAGGTCAGCAGCCAGCAGGCCGGCGGCAACAGCCTGACCCTGCCGGTATCGCCGGTGATGCGCCCCGGCGCCCTGATCAACGGCCATCGCATCACCCAGGTGGAGTTCGACGGCACCCACATGACCCTGCGCTGGCAGGGCCGGGAGAAAACCGCCCAGCAGCGGCAGATGGAGCAGTCCTTTCCGGAGCTGGCCGCCGGCTTCCACCTGCCGGTGTTCGGCCGGGTGGTGGCGGTGGCGGACCATGCCCGGGCCGGCCAGCTGAACGATCCCTTCCGTCCCCGCTACGCCGTGGACGTACAGCAACTGGACGAGAACGGCCAGCCGGACGACGAGGTGCCGGTGTTCAAGGCGGTGCCGCTGCCCGTGCTGTTCGGCGGCCCCGAACAGGGCCAGTTCCAGTATCCGGTAGAGGGCACCCTGGTGGAGCTGGGCTTCGCCTTTGGCCGCGCCGACCAGCCCTTTATCCGCACCGTGCTCGGCACCGGCTGGCCCCTGCCCGATATCCAGCCCGGCGAGCAGCTGCAGCAGCAGCGGGCCGAGGTGTACCAGCGTACCGATCCGGCCGGTAACCACACCCTGGCCACCGACCAGAGCATTCACCACATTGCCGCCCAGCTCAGCCAGCAGGCCGACGACTACCGCGGCGAGTTCGGCAGCCACCACACCACCGTGGCCCAGCACAGCACCGAGGAAGTGGCCGGCCGCAAGCTGATCGAGACGCTGGGTGCCATCGAGCTGCTGGCCGGCGACGATATCGACCTGGCCACCCTGGCCAATCTGCACATGGTGGCCGCCGGCGAACGGGTCGACGTGACCGGCGCCGACTACCAGCACGGCATCGGCGGCAACAGCACCACCACCATCCAGGGCAACCGCAGCCTCACCGTGCAGGGCGACGAACAGCGCTCTACCCAGGGCAACACCACCGAGCAGGTCACCGGCACCCGCAGTAGCACCGCCCAGACCCAGGTAATAAAGGGCGATAGCATCGTGCTGGGCAACGGTACCCACAACATGCTGGCCCTGATGATCGGCATGATGGCCAACGTCCAGGAAGCCCTGCAGAAGCTCGACGGCCACACCCACCCCGACCATGGCCGCCCACCCAACGTCCAGGGCCAGGTGGCCGGCCACGCCGGCAACATCGGCACCATCAAGGGCAACCTGCAAAGCTTCACCGGCTAAGCCCCTGCCACGCCACCCAGGCGGCCCACAGCGGCCGCCTTCTTGTATCCCCAGCCCACGGCACCCGGCCGGCACAGCCACGGCAGCCGCCCACGCACGCGCTCGCCCCACGGAAACCGCGCTCCTCCGCGCCCGCCTTCGCGCTTTGTGTCATAAAAATTGGGAAATTCTGCGGGGGTGCAAAACCCACCGCCAGGCCGCGCCGGTACTGGGATCTCGGCTTGATCTGAGGATCTGCAACCAGTGAAGGGAATTGCACGAAAATGAAGGAATTAGCGGCCGGCAAGATCACCCGCAGGATCGGCAAAGCGGCACCGCGCTTGGTGTTCGCGCCGTTTACGTGGGAAAGACAGCCGAGTAGCAAGAGTCACAAGGCATCAACCATCCCACGTAAACCCAGTCCCAGCGGGCTCTTCGGCCAGATCAACCGGCTGACGGAAATTTCAATCTTCTTCCAACAGAAATGATAACCACCATAACCACCAAAAATTGACCAGCCAACTATCAGTGGTTACTATAACCACCAAGAGCAACGAGAATGGAGGACGCTTGAAAAGCGCCGACGTAATCCGCCTGCTCAAGGCGAACGGTTGGGAACTGGTGAGGGTAAAAGGTGATCACCACCAGTTTAGGAAGGAAGGCAACCCCTATGTGGTAACCGTTCCCCACCCAACCAAAGACATAAAAATCGGCACCTTGAAGAACATTCAGCGGTTGACCGGCATAACAATGAAGTAAGAACAGCGCCCTCGGGCGTTTTTGCCCAGTCATGGAACGAGCATAGAGAGTGGAAGACCGACCATAGAGGACCAAGACCATAGAGGACCAACCATGAACTATCCGGTATACATCCATCAGGATCCAGATGGCAGCGCGAGCGGCTTCTTTCCTGGCGTGCCGGGCTGCTACTTTGCAGGCGAATCATTCGAGGAAGCCCTGGCCGACGCGGCCCGCGCCCTGGATGCTCACTTCGAAGTGCTGGCAGAGCTGGGACAAGACATTCCCAAGCCTACCGCCATTCACGAACATCAGAACGACGAAGACTGCGTTGGCGGGGCCTGGGGTCTAGTCAACCTGGACATCAGCAAATTTGAAGGCAAGGCGCTAAAGCTCAACATCACCCTTCCCGAACTGCTGGTGGCCAAGATTGATGAATATGTAAAAGCGCACGGAGAATACGGCAGCCGCTCCGGCTTTCTGGCCATGGCCGCCCGCCATGAGATGAAACACGGTTAAATTTGAGACTGCGCTTTTCGCAAAAAGCCGCCCTTAAAAGGCGGCTTTTTTGTGAACTTTCTGGCAGGGAAGAAAAACCGCTGTCGCCACTTTGTCGCCATTTTGGGGAAACGCTGCAAATCGTGCTTGGGCTAAAATTACTGTAAGTGCTTGATTTTCAATGGTGCCCGGAGCCGGACTTGAACCGGCACGCTGTTACCAGCGAGGGATTTTAAATCCCGTGTGAGATCGGGACGGAGAGCGGCGGCGTGATGGGTTTCGGGGAATATTTTCAGGTGTTAACCCATTGTTTTGGTTGAATACCGGCTTTTAATATTCCCCAGTTTATACAGTAGAAATGATAAACGGCGTGGATGGCCAGTGTGGGTGCCACACCATCGCGATCTCCGCCTTCCCCCCTGTGTGTTCAGCAGCCATATCAGCAGCCTGCTGCGGCCCTGTCGCCATGATTTTTCCCTCCCAGATTAGAATGTCCTCCCTCATCATTTTCACGGTAAATTCCACCAGCGCTTCGTTCTTCTCCATGTACTCAGCTCCCGTTTGCTATAACGCACGGCCATCATTACCCCAACCCGGGTTCCCGCTCAAGTCGCACACATTTGTTAAACCAAGAAAAACCCTTAACTTTCATTTGCTTATAAACAAGAATGTGCAGTTTTGTGGATGATTCTGGGGTTCTGTTCTATACGATTCAACGGGTTAGAAATGATGCGGCCGGCGGATAAAATGATTTTTTAATTGTTGTTTTTGTGATCTATTTCACTTTCGGTATATCGCTGATCCTCGTGGTGTAGGCCGGTGACAGGTAGGCTCGCTTCATCTGCCAGGGCTTGGCGATGCCTTCGGCGGCCAGAAACACTCTCCCCTTGCCGGTATGGTTGATGCGGTCCATCACCGTCATCAGCTCGCTGCTCTTGGGCTTGCTGCTGGCAATGTCGAACAGGCCGGGCTGGTAGCTCCCGGGCGGCCAGAAATCGGTCAGCATGACTCCCGCCTTTTGATAGCGATATTCCGCCCGCCAGATTCGCTCCAGCCCCAAGGCTGCGGCGGCAACCAGCTCCCGGCTGTCATCTGTAGGTATTGTCAGTTCAATGCAGGACGAGTGGCTGTAGTAAGGCTCGCCTGAGAACGGGCTGGTGCGGATAAAAACCTGCACCAACCGGCAATACTGCCGCTCCTGTCGCAGCTTTTCGGCGGCCCGGGCGGCGTATTGGCTTACCGCCTCGCGCAGGGGCTGCAGCTCGGTTACCCGGTCACCAAAACTACGGGAGCTGATAATCTGTCGTTTGGGCTCGGGGTGCTCCTGCAGGCCAATGCAGGCCTGCCCGTTCAGCTCGCATAGGGTGCGCTCGAGCACCACCGAGAACTGGCGGCGGATCACCTTGCCATTGGCCCGTGCCAACTGCCATGCCGTTCTGATCCCCATCTCTTCCAGCCGCTTGCTCAGCCGGCGCCCTACTCCCCACACGTCGCCCACCGGGGTAATCTTCATCAGCCGTTGCTGGCGCTCCGGGCTGGTAAGGTCCACCACGCCGCCGGTGGCCGGCCAGGCTTTGGCCGCATGGTTGGCCAGCTTGGCCAGCGTCTTGGTGGGCGCAATCCCCACCCCCACCGAGATCCCCACCCATTTCGCCACTGTCTCCCTTACCTGCTGGCCAAAATCGGCCAGCTCCATCACCTTGGCCACGCCGGTCAGATCCAGAAACGCCTCATCAATGCTGTACACCTCGACCCTGGGCGCCAGCATTTCCAGCACGCGCATTACCCTGGAGGAGATATCGGCGTACAAAGCGTAATTGGACGAAAAAGCTATGCCGCCGGCTCGCTCGTAGGCGGTTTTGATTTTGAAGTAGGGCTCTCCCATCTTGATACCCATCCGCTTGGCGAACTGGCAGCGAGCGACCACGCAGCCATCGTTGTTGGAGAGCACGACGATCGGCCGTTCGCGCAGGTCGGGCCTGAACAGTCGTTCACAGGAGGCGTAGAAATTGTTGCAGTCTACCAGGGCAAAGGCTTTGGTCATGAGCGTATCCTTCGCACCATGCTGACGACCACACCGAAGATATCCAGGGTTTCCCCTTCCGCCGGGACCAGGGGGGCATACGCCGGGTTCTCGGACACCAGGCGCACCCGGGGCGTTAACTCCAGCCGCTTGCATACCATCTCGCCATTGACCGCGGCGATCACTATATCCCGATGCTGGGCGGTGAGGCTGCGATCTACGACCAGCACATCCCCTTCGATAATACCGGCACCGCGCATGCTGTCGCCCGAGGCCTGCACCAGGTAGGTGGCGGCAGGGTGCCGCACACAGTAGTCGTTGAGATCGATACTCTGCTCAATGTAGTCCTGTGCCGGGGAAGGAAAGCCGCAGGGTGCACGATCAAGCACAAGAGGAAGCCCGGCCTGTTCGCGGCGGCGGCAACGGCTGGTGATACTATTCATAGGAGTCCGCTCAATACTGTTTATTTGTACAGTATATTGAGGCTTTGGGAAGGCGGCAAGGATCGAGCGGATCTTGTCTACCGGGGAGAAAGATCGGGTCTGGGTCGGATAACCATGGCAATCCGGAAGATGAAATGAGCCTGCCTACCCCCTGGGCCCATCCTCAATACGCACCACCCTGCCGTTGATAACGGTCACCATTTGGGTGAACTGATCCTTGCCCATGTGGTAGGTCCAGCGCTCGCCAATGGGCGGCGGGGCGATGCCCTTGCCATAAATCACTTCCCGGAACAGGGGCTGGCCGCAGTGGATGAGCACGCTGGCGGGTGTGTCCCGGGTGGAGATGAGATGGTTGCCGCAGCGCATGGCGTTGGCCTGGGCCGGCGGGCTGAGCGCCAGCAGGGTGCCCAGCAGGCAGAGTGCTTTGTTCATTGCGTATCCCGTCGCTGTGTCAGGGATCAGTTTAGCCCATCAATTCACCTGCAATTCGTAGTAGGGCAGATCGGCGGCGGGGCCGGTGATCTGCCCGCCATCTATCCAGCATTTGTTGCCGGGGCTGACGTTGGTGCCGAGCACCGAGAGCTGTTCGCCGGTGCGCAGTTGTACGGTGCTGCGGCCCAGGGCCGGGTCTACGCTCTGCACCGTGGCGATGACGCGCACCGGTCCGGGCAGCAGGCCGCGAAACTTGAGCCAGGGGTTAACTGTGGCCATCGGGTACCTCCAGGGTGATGGTCTGGCTGACCACCGGGGCCTGCACGCTGATGCTGGTGCTCAGGCAGTAGCCGCGGTGGTGGCTGTTGTCCTTGGGATCGTGGTAGGCCACTATCTCACCGGGTTCGCACAGCTCGGGCGCCGAGCCGGGCGGGAACAGCGGGGTGACCAGGGTGGTTTCGTAATAGTCGCCGGTGTCGCTCAGGATGTTGCGGGCCCGCTCCACCGCCTGGGTGGTGTCCTGGTGCAGCACGTCGTACAGGTCCGGTGCCGGCAGGCTGCCGGGCTGGCCGGCGCGGATGGCGTTGACCGCCACCCCGGCCACGGTGCCGGCGAGATACACGCTGTCGTACCGGGGGCGGCGCACCAGGGTACTGGACGGGGTGCGGATCTGGTTGGCGGCAATGTGATTGCGGATGGCGTTCACATTCATGGTGGCCAGTTGCCAGGGGCTGACCAGGTAGCGGGGCTGCAGGATCAGGGTGTCGTCGGTGCGGTGCGGCACCAGCACGGCACCCACCGCCTGGGCCACCTGGCCGAGCACCTCCAGCGGGGTGAGGCCGGTGTAGCTGTAGCTGCCCCCGGCAATCACCCAGAACGGGCTGGTGATGGTCTCGGCGTCGTCGCGCCACGCCACGCTGAAGCCGGTGTTGAGCAGCTCCTCGTTGAGGATCTGCTGGGCGGCGATGTCGGTGGTGAACAGCCGGGAGCGCAGCGGCGCATGGGGGGCGCCCAGGTAGGCGGTACGGCTCTTGCCGGTGAGGCGGAACACCTCGCCCGGGGTTTCCAGCGCCCGCTGGTAGCCCTCCACCATGATCACCCACTGCCAGCCGTTGATGTTCACCTGCAAATGCTTGTGGCCGCTGCCGTCGGGCTTGATGTGCGCCAGCGCCCCCTCCCCGCGCAGATCGCCGGTGAACTGCCAGGCGGCGGTGTCGATGTCCCGGCTCAGGGTGATGTTGTCTACCCACAGCGGGGTGAGGCTGGGCAGGGCGTAGATGGCGACGTTGTTCATCAGCTGGTAGCTCCGCTGGTTGTTGGGGCCGGGTACCGGGTCCATCGGCAGGGGTTGCTGGTTCTCCCAGGGCAGCGGGGTCCAGCGGTCGCGCAGGTTGCCGGCGCCCCAGGGCAGAATTTTGTTGGGGTCCAGCGGGGTGCCGATGCCCCAGGGCAGGATGCTGTGGGTATCGGTGGTGTAGGCGGCCTGCTTGTCCCGGCCCTGGCCGAAGGTGAACTCGATGGCGTCCGGCGGCTGCGGCTGCCAGTCGGCGCCCAGGGGGATCAGCAATTGGCCGGCGGGGTCGCGCAGCAGTGGCGGCACCAGGTCGCGGGGGTACACCGGGCGGGTGATGTGGGGGTTAACGCTGAACCAGCGGCCCTTGGCGCCCAGGTCGGCCCAGCGGGCATCCTCATAGGCCGCGCCGGTGGCCCGGTCACGCGGCGTGATGCTGTGGTCCCACCCGCCGGTCAGTTGCCGGTCGCTGGGGACGGTGGCGGCCCACAGGCTGAGGGTGCGGGCGTCCTGCGGGATGGCGGCCTGCCAGCCGAACACCGGCGCCGGATCCAGCGGCCGGGCCCGGGACCAGGGGTTAACCATGCACAGGTCGGCCGGGGTGCCTTGCTCCCAAGGGCTGACAGCGTGCCGGTCAGCCAGGGCGGCAAACAACAGGGCGGGCCGGATATCACGCCGCAAGGGGCTGCCCTGCTGCCAGGGCAGGCGGGCGGCGCGGCCGATGGCCGGTACCGGGGTGGGCTGGGGCCGGCCGGTGCCGATGACCAGCAGCAGCTCATGAGCGGCGCGGGTGTCGCTGGGGGTGGCGAGCCGGTGGGTGGCATCGGGCTCGGCGGTGAGCAGCTCCAGCCACAGGGCATCGGCCGGGGCCTCGCCGGCCGGGTGCCGGAGGGTAAAGCCGCGATAGTGGGCGCCGCTGGTGTAGCTCATGCGGGTATGGTGATCAGCAGGGGCACATCCGGGCCGTAGGCCTCGGGCCGCATGTATTGCACCGCCACCGCCTTGGCAGTGCCGATCAGTTGCTCGTTACCATCCCCGTTGGGGTCGGTCCACCACAGCGGCTCAATGCCCGGCAGCGTACCCTGCTGGGTCACGCGGTACACATAGCCGAGCCAGGGGTGGGTGTAGGGGTGGATGATATCGCCGATATTCACCACGGCGTTGGCGGTAAACGGCTGGCCGAAGCGCTGGATGGCCAGCACAAATACCTCGGTGTAAATGCCGGAAAACTCCACCGAATAGGTGCCCTCGGCGTTGGCCTGGCCCTGGCCCAGCTCTTCGGGCGCGTCCAGCCCCAGCACGCTGATGTGGGCCCGGTGCGGGCGGCCCTGCAGGCTGACCCGGCCGGAGACCATCGACACCCGGTCTTGCACCAGCCAGTCGGGCGAATCGAGCACGATCGCATTCCAGGCCGGCGGGGTGTATGGGTCCGGGTCCGGCGCCGCCAGCGGCAGGTTGCCGCCCAGCTCGGGAGTGAGATAGGGCGTGGCCATTACACCGGCTCCTGGGTCAGCAGATCTACCAGCACCGGCTTAACCGGGCCATGCACCGCCGGGGCGTACACCGGGCTGGGGGTGAACACCGCCGCGCCCACGATCAGGTTGCTCCCGGTGGGCCAGGGCTCCTCCGGCAGGGTGGCGCCGCTGTTGCCGGCGGTGGTGCAGGTGTAACGGTAGCCGTTGGGCTGCTGGGGGTGGACTATCTCGCCCAGGGCATAGCTCTTGTTGGCCAGCAACTGGTGGCCGTAGTGCTCCAGCGCCATCACGAACACGTGATCGGCATAGAGCCCGGTGGGCAAAAAGAAGGAGCCGTCGGGGGCGGACTGGGTCTCGGCAATAAACCTGAAGTCCCCCGGCGCCAGCGCCACCACGGTGCGCTCGGCGGCCACGTTGGAGAGGCTGACATTGCCCTTGACCGCATAGCCCTGGATCAGGTGCACCACCGGCTGGGGCTTGAGGCGGGGCGGGCTGGCCCCGTCCACAACCCACAGATCGGGCAGGGCGGTTAGGGCTGGATAGTGGGCGGGGTTGTAGGGGTCAGGGTCACCATATAGATCAGTAGCAGACGGAAATGCGCCAGTATCCAGCTTGAATGAATCGACCACCATACTGGAAGAGTGCTGGCCCCATGCTTTGGGCGTCAGATTAATGCAACGTTCGGACCTATCTCTATTTGTTCCATTGGTAAGTTGCCATCCCGCTGCATTCCATACTCCCATAACGACAACATCAGACAACACGGTATTATAGGCGGGGTAGTACCTCTCAAAAAAACTATTGGAGGTATGCCCTGCAACCCCGCCATTAAACGTTACTTTTTCAATTTTTCCTGATTCGAGGCGAACACCGCGATTATTGGGCCCACTGGTTCCTTTTAATCCCGTGATAGTGTGGCCATTTCCATTAAAAACGGATCGCCAGTAGTTATTTATTGATGACAATCCTGATGCGTCGATATCAGCGACCAGTTCGGCATAAACACCTGCAACATGAGCACCGCCCTGGAGAAATGCATTCATCGCCGCTTCGTTATGGATCACATAGGGGTCACTCTCAATCCCCGAACCCTTCAAATACGCCATCCCCTACCCCCTTATAATACCGCTGGATAAATGGGCCTGGAGCAGCCCGCTGATTTGTACACTACCGCCTCGGCGGCGGCGGTGCCGATAAGTCCCAGGCCCTGACTCCACCAGTCGGGCTCGGTGCCGCCGGCCTCCCCGGCGCTGGTGACCTGGTACACCAGGCCGGCGAACAGGGTGGGCCGCACCCGCTGGCCCACGGCCAGGCTCTCGCCGGGCTGCCAGCGGGTGCCGGCATCGTCCAGCGCCAGCACCATCACCGGCTTGTCGTAGTCGCCCAGCTCAATGTAAAAGGCCGCGCCCGAGTCGCTCACCGCCTCGCCCAGGATCTGCCGCCGCTCGCGCAGCGGGTTGTCTTGGTCCGGCTCGTTGTAGTAGCTGAGCACCAGCACCCGCCGGTTGGGTGCGGCCTGGCCATCCAGGGTGACGGTGCCGGCAACGTAGGTGGTCATCAGTCGGCGTCTCCCCGTACCAGCAGTTCAAAGTCGTCGTCCGGGTGGGTGGCCACCCCGGGCAGGATCACCCTGGCCACCCACAGCGGGCTGAGCGCCGCCTCGGTGTTGAAGCGCACCGCGTTGCCGCTGACCCAGCCCACGCCCCAGCCCTCGGCCGGCACGGTGAAATAGGGCTTGCCGGTCACCGGGTTGAGCGGCGCAGTGACGGTGCTGGTGGAGCCGGAGCCGATGATGCCGCGCTCCTCGCCGACGATGTTGAAGGCGGTGCTGCTGGTGAACACCAGGGCCCAGCGCTCGGTAATGGCGCCGGAGTTGAGCATCACCGGCGGAAAGTCGATGGTGTTGTAACTGGCGGAGGGCGCCGCGCCGATCCGGGCGTCGCTCCAGTTGGGGCTGCCCGAGTTCCACACCGCCTGTTCGAACCAGTTTTTGGCACGGGCCGCCTTGTCGCCGTAGGTGACGGCGCTGGCCACGATGGTTTCGCCAGCGGGAAAGTCGTGGGCGCTGGGGGCAATGCCGGTCAGGGTGCCGCCGATCTGCACGTCCGAGAGCATGGTCATGTGCTCGATGCGGTGGCGCACGGTGATGGGCGGCGCCAGCGGGGTAGCGTCCGCCGCTTGCAGGGTGAGCGGGTTGGCAAAGGTGACGGTGCCCGCCTCCCGATCCTCAAGGTATTGGTTGGGGTCCAGCGCCAGCCCGTTCGAGTCAATCACACGAAATTCGGCAATAAACTCGCGGCCCACGTCCACCACCTGGTCGGCGGCCGGGGTGCCGGCGTCCACCTCATCCCAGTGCAGCAGCACCACCACGTCCGCCGGCTGAAACACCGGCACCCGGCCATCGGGCGGCAGGCGCACCGGATCCAGGCCAATCAGGTTGGCGTTGAGCGGCAGCCGGGTTTCCAGCACGGTGTTAAAGCGGATGCTTTGCGGATACACCGGTATGCTGCTGGCCCCGGTGTCGTCGTTCGGGTCGGTGGTGAAGTAGATGTCCGCCACCCCGGTGTTTACGTCTATCTGGCCGTGCACCTTGCCGCTTTGGCTGCTGATCACCCCCTCGCCATCGGCGCTGGCGGTAAGGGTGTCGCCGAACAGGCTGACGGCGGTGAGCTGCAGGCTGGCCACCTGCACCGGCCGGCCCGGGGTGCGCAGGCTGATGTAGGCGGTCATCAGTTGATCGTTCATGGTGGCCATGCTCTGGATGGTCAGGGTGTCGTCGTTGGCCCCCGCCGGGTAGGTGGAAAGGGTGACCAGGGCGGTGTCGTAGTCGATGCGCCCCACCAGCACCCCGGCGTTGGTGGCCGGGGCATAGTCGGTATAAATGCCGCCGTCCCGGTCGAAGTAGGTTATGCCCTCCCAGGTGAACCACAGGCTGCCGGGCAGCACCGGGTTGGCCTCGGGGCCCAGCAGATCCAGGGTGAGCGGCACATTGAGCAGGCTGGCGGGCGGGGTGGAAGCGGTCACCGGGTTGGCCTGGGCGTAGGTGGCCGTCACCGCGCCGACCAGGCGGGCGGTGATGTTTTCGCCCCAGGCGCGCCAGGCGGTAAAGCTGCCCTGGACGGCATTCTGTGCCGGGTAACTGTAGCCCTTGGTGTCGATATGCTTTTGCCGCAGCCCCTGGGGCAGGCTGATATGGCCGGTGGCGTAGTTGATGGTGCCGCCGGCGTTGAAGCCGGTGGTGCCGTTGCCGATCAGCAGGATTTCGCCAAAGCCGCCGGCGCCGTTGTCAAGCAGGTACACATCCTGGTTATAGGTGTTGCCCCGGCTGTCGTTGCCCCAGGTCACCCGGTAGCGCAGCACCACGGTGCCCGGCTCGATGGGGGTGTTGCTCAGGGTGAGGCTGAGCGCGGTGCCACTGATGGCGCCCGGCACGGTTTCGGTAACCGCTTCGCTCACGCTGGCATTGACCACATAGGCCTGGTCCGCCGTTTTGGCGATCTCGATGCTGATCTGCCCGGTGCTGTAGTCGATGGTGCCGCCGGACACATCGCCGGTAAAACCGCCCTGGCCGTTATCGGTGGCGGTTTTGGCCACGGCGTCGGCGTTCCAGGTGATGGTGACGGTACCCGGGTGCACCTGGTGGCCGGGGGGCACTTCTATTTGCAGGTCCACCACCCTAGCACTGAGGGTGCGGGGGCCGTTCCAGGTTTCCAGTTCGTAGGCGCCGCTGCCGGCCCAGCTGTAATAGACCCGGGTGCCGGCATCGGGCAGGTAGGCCAGGGTCAGGCTGGTGGAGCCGGTGCCGAACTGGATATTGCCGGTGCCGTCGCCTTCCAGGGTGCCGTCGCCCCGGTCGGCCAGGGTCAGCCATTTGCCCATGGCCAGGTAATACACCCGCAGGGTGCCCGGGCGGGGGATGGAGTCGGCCAGGTTGAGCACGAACACAAAGCCCCGGTTCTGGTTGGTGACCTCAAACGCACTGGTATGCACCGGGCCGGAGAACAGGCCGCCGGGCATAAACTGGATATTGGCGGTGCCGGTAAAGGTGCCGCTGGTGCGGGTGGCGTCGATCTGGCCGGACTCATGGTCCAACTGGATCAGGCTGAAGTTGTTGTTGCCGCTGCTGTGTACCAGGGTGCCGCTGCCCTGGCTGTCGACATAGGTGCCGCCGTCCAGGGTAATGCTCAGGCTGCCGGGCACGCAGGGCGAGCCGAGAAAGGCCCGGCTGGTGGTGCCGGACACCCCGGCAAAGGCCCGGCTCAGGCTGAGCGGCACGCTACGCGCCGGCACCACGGTAAGGTATTCACTGGCCACCCGCTCGTCGATCACCGGCACCTGCTTGAGCGCGCTGGGTACCAGCGCCTGCAGCACGTTGTCCACCTTGTAATCCAGCGCCCCCACCGCCACCGGCTCGGCCAGGTAGGCGGCGCCGTAGTAGCGGGCGGCGTCCACCACCTGGGTGTAGTAGCTCTCGGCCATGGGCACGCCATTGATGGGGCCCAGCCCGACGCGGGTGACCTCGCCGCCGGGCAGGTCGTGGTTGAGCGGGTTGGCCAGGCCCAGGGTGAGCACCCGGCGCTCCACGTCTACCGCTTCCTGCTGCCATACCACGGTGAAGATCTGGGTGCTGTAATCCACGCTGGTCACCCGCACATACTGGTTGTTGCCGCTGGTGGGGTCTTCCAGGTAGTAGGTTTCGCCCACTTCGGGGATCACCGAACGAGTGTACTGGGCCACGGAGAGGGTGCGCTGGCCGCGCAGGTGGTTGCCGAGCAGGCCGAAGTCCGCCGGCCGGCCGCGGGTGACGTAGCTCTCGATGCGGTCGCGGGCGTCACTGCGCTGATCCTCGTAGTTGGCGGTGTCGAACAGTACCACGCTCACGTTGGCGTCGCGCGGCTTGAGGCTGAGGATGCTGTGGGCGCCGAGGAACACATCGTCGTCGTCGGTTTGCGGGCCACTGTAAACTTTGCGCAGGTGCACGGCGCCCACGGTACGGTTCAGGCGCGAGATGTCGGGGAACAGGTTGTTGACCAGGCCGCTTTCAATCTCGCGGTTGGTGGCGCGGCCGCCGCCGTCCGGCTCGTCGGTGAGGCGCTCGGACTCCAGCAGTTTTACGGCATCGGGGGTGATCGGCATGGTTAGACCTCAATCAGGCGAAGGGTGGCGTCGTAGTAGTGGCCGGGCTCGGCCGCCGGGTGAGCCAGGCGCTGCACCTCGGTGGCGGCAATGGCACCCTCGCTGTGGCGCCAGGCCACGGTGTAGTCGGTGCCGTAGTAGCTGAGCAGCAGGCTGCCCGGGGTGGCGGCCAGGCCGCGCAGGGCGTCGAGCTGGGCGCGGGTGAGCCAGGCGCCGGCGCTCACCAGGGTGATCGGCCGCCCGGCCAGGCGGCTGATCTCGTCGATGTGCAGGGCGCCGGCGGCGCTGGTGTGGGTAGCCTGCAGCACCGGCGACCAGCTGAGTTCGTCGGGCCATTGCATGTCGTCGGGCAGGGTGATGCCCCCCAGTATGATGCTCATCAGCGCCTCGTCAGTGTGGTGCGGGACAGGTTGGCCAACAGGTCGATAAAGGCGGTTTCTTCACCGGGCTGGGCAAACACGGTGGTGGCCGGCTGCCCGGGCAGGTTGAGTACGATCGGCTGCAGGCCGGTGTTGGCCTCCGGCACCCGGGTCACGGTGGGATCCGGGGCGCGTTGGGCTGGCTGGTCGGCGGCCTGGCGCTGCCGGGCCTGCTGTTGCAGCCGTTGCAGTTCGTCGTTGGCCCGCTGGATCTGGCCGAGGCGGGTGTCGCTGAGTACGTCGGCGATGCTGCCGGGCAGGCGGCCGCTGTTGCGCCGATATTCCAGCTCTTTTTCCAGCTCGGCCTGGACGTTGAGGATCTCCTTCTCGATAGCGCCCAGGTCGCCGCGGATGCGGTTGAAGTCCAGCTGGCTGGAGTAGGTTTGTACCGAGATGGGGCCTTTGCGGGGGTTGCCCTGGCCACCCGCTATCGCCTGCCCCATGTCTTCGGCGGCCCGGCGGGTGTTGTCCATTTCGCCCTGGGTTTTCTTCAACTCGCCGCGCATCCGCTCCAGCGCCTTGCGCGCCTTGTCTTCGGCGGTATCGAAGCCATCGCCGATCTCGGTGGCCTTGGTTTTGGTTTCGGCTATTTTCTCGTCTATCCAGGCCAGGGCGCGGGTGACTTCTTGAGCTGCCACCTTGCCCTCGTCTGCTGCCTTCTTGAATGCCGCACGTAGCGCCAGCAGTTCCTTTTCTGTATCCAGCCGATTGGCTGCGGCTTTGAAGGCGGCGGCAATCTCCCTGCTGCTGGCACTGGCATCCTGGGTGATGAGCGAGAAGGTCTGTAGAATATCCTGGCCAGTTTCATCTATGCCGGTGCGCAGTTCCTGCAGCGAGAGACCCAGTTTCTTGAATGCCGCACTGGTTACTCCATCCACCACACTGGCCAGTTGCTTGGCACTTTCACCGGCAGCACCAAAGGCGGCCTCGGCGGCGATACGGAACTTGACCAGATCTTCACTGCTCAGCTTTTCCAGCTGGCCGGAAAGGTAGGTGTTCATCTCGTCGGCGGTGATCTGGCTGGTTTCAGCCAGCTCCACCAGGGTGCCGATCAACTCGCGCACGCCGTCCACGGCCGTCAGGTCAGCATTTTTGAACAGGTCATCCAATGCCTGGCGGGCGGTTTTGCCCTGGCTGGTGAGGGTGCCGAACTCGGCCACCAGTGCCTGCACCGCCGGGCTGAGCCGGGTTTGCACCGAGGTGGCGGCCAGTTGAATACCGGCGTCCACATCGGCAAAGCCCTGCCGCATGCGGGCCAGGGCGTCGTCTATCTTTATCGCCTCGGCGTTGGCGGTTTCGCCCAGTTCCTGATAGGCCTTTTTCACGTTGAGCTGGGCGGTCAGGTATTCGCGCAGGCCGGCCAGCCGGGCCTGGTAGGCTGCCAGTTCGTCGGCGGTGAGCGCGGCCACCTGCTCGGCAGTGAGGATCTGCACGTTGCGGAATTGCTGGAACTGCTGCATGGCCTGGATGTTCTGGGCCGCCAGCTGCTCGTAGTAGGCCCTGGTCTGGGCTGCCACGCGCTGTTCCACCTCGCCGGCCTCGCCCATCTTGGCGGCCCACTCCCCGGTGGCCTTGGCCGCCTCGTAGCTCTTGCTTATCAGCAAATCCAGCCCGGCAATGATCAGCCCGGCCTTAAAGGCGCCGGGAATGGCCATCAGCGCCAGCCGGAGCTTGCCGGCCTGGGCGGCGGCGGTGCCCATTTTGGCGGAGGCCTCCACCGTGCTGGCCACCAGCTTGGTGCGGATGGCGCCCGCCAGCAGGCCGATATCCCGGATCATGCTGGCCACTTTGATGGCCACCCAGGCCTTGGCAATAAACAGAATGGCATCGCGCCATTCGTAAATGGTGGTGATCAGCCCCTTGATGGCCTGGCCCATGGCCACCAGGGTGTCGCTCACCTGTTGGGCCAGTTGCTTTAGCCGGCCGTCGTTCGCCATGGCGCGGAACTCGGCGTTGACCGCGGCAAGCTGCTCCTTCAGCCAGTCGAGAACGCCACCACTGGCCACTTCGCGGTAGAACTCGACGATGTTGTCTTTGGCGTTGGAGATCAGGCCAGACAGCTGACTCATGCCGGAAGCCGCGGCACCCTGGTTGGCCCGGCCCATTTCATCAAGCAGTGCCTTGATGACGTCCCGGCCCAGTTGCCCCTGGGAACTGAGCTGTTGCAGCTCTTCGGTGTTTTTGCCGGTGACCTTGGCGAGCAGGTCCCACACCGGCACCCCGCGCTCGATCAGTTGGAGGATTTCTTCACCCTGCAGCTTTTGCTTGGCCCAGGCCTGGCCCAGCGCCAGCGATATGCCCTCCACCTCCTGGAAGCTGCCGCCGAGTTGGTAGGCCTGGTCGATCACCGCCTGCATGGTGCCGTCCATCGGGTCCAGGCCAAAGGCCTTGAGCCTCACAAAGGTCTGGGTCACCTCTTCAAGCTGCAGTGGGGTGTCGCGGGTGAACTGCTCTATCCACTTCACCGCGCTCTGGCCCGCTTCCAGGCTGCCCATCAGCCCGGTGAGCTGGCTTTCGAGCCGCTCGAACTGGTCACCGACGGTGAAGATTTGTCGGATCTGGTTGGCCAGGGTGTTGAGCCCGAAAAAGGCCGCCACGGTGGCGGTGGCGGTGCGCGCCAGGTTGCCCAGCTTGCTACCGGTGGCGTCCGACTCAGTCCCTACTTGCCGGAGCGCGGCAGCCTGTTGGGCCGCAGCCTGGCGGGTCTTATCCATCTCGGCCTTGAGCTGCTTTTGCCGCTCGGCCAGGTTGCGCTGGGTCTGGTTGAGCTGGGTGGTGCTGCCGCCCAGGCTGTTAATGGCCCGGCGGGACTGTTCCAGCTCCTGGCGCTGCCTGGCGTATTCGACCTTGGCGCCGGCGGCGGCGGTTTTGGATCGGTCGAACTGCTTGGCCAGCTCGCGGGTGTTGCGCTGGTTGTCGTTCACCGCGCTACCCAGGCGCTTGACCTCGCCGGCGGCTTCCTTGTTGGCCTGGGTGCTCTGGGCCAGCGCCTGGCGGTTGGCGTCGTGCGCCTTTTTGGCCTCATTAACCCGCTGCTCTGCTTTGTCCAATTCCTGGGCGTACTGGCCGGCGTCGATCTTGCCTTTTTCAAAGGCGGTATTGAGCCTGTTCAGCTCGCGTTCGGCTTCCCGCTGGGCTTTGGCCGACTCGGTAACGGCCTGGCGTTGCTGCTTGATGGCGGCGGCGCTGTCGCTGACCGTGGCCTTGGCTTCACGCCATTGGCGGTTTAGCCCCTCGCCCGCCCCTTCGCTGTCCCGCAGTTCCCGCGCCAGCCCGGCCACCGCGCGGGTGCCCTGCTGGTAGGCCTGCTCGGCGTCATCGACGGCGCGTTTCTGTTCACCGAATCCCTGGATAATGCGCTGGGTGTCCTGCAATTTATCCAGCTCGGTCTTCAGTTCTTTGGTGGTATCGCGCAGGGATTCCAGGCTGTCTTCCGCCTCGGTGGCGGTACCGGAAAACAGGTTTTTGCCCCGGATCACCAGGTTGACTATCTTGTCGGTAAACGCCATGGCAGCCTCTAACGAAAAAGCCCCGGCAAATGCCGAGGCTCAGATATGAAAAAACCCGCCGAAGCGGGTTTTTGATGTAGGCGAGAATCAACAGTGAAACTTACAGCCTGATCCTGGCACTAACCTTCTCTTCGATGGTTAGTTTTTTATGGCTGTCACCCTCGATAATCCAGCCATTCCTTTCTTGGCTGAATCGACAGATATGCAGCACGGGTGTTTCCAGGGCCTGGGTTACTATCGCCAGCCGGTAATCCTGTGCTTGTGCTTGAAACGCCTGATATTCGTTGGCCGTCAGTTGCACCAGAGCTTCTCCGCCCGAAAGCCCTTTGACCTCGACCCTCAGCAGAACGGACTCGGCAGAAATCTCCAAATCCCAACCACAATTGTCCTTTTCTACACTGGTCACAGAGTAGTTGAGTGCCTCATAATACTGCTGAACCCGAGCCACCGCTGCCAACTCAACTTGAGCATTGTGCCAGGGGTCTACGGTCTTGACCGTGGTGACTCCCGGAGAAAGACGCTTTCCTCCAATAACATCCAGCACCGGCTGAATATTCGCCCGAGCTTGGGGCGTGTCGGCATACCAGATATTCGACTGCCCCATTCCGCCCTGTACTCGGCGGGGGACAGGGAGACGCCGCCGTTCATCAAGCGGCAGTAAATGCACATCCGTCTCCCTCGCCCTGATCCAGTAGCCATGCAGACCGTTGCGCTCATGAACCGGCATCGACCGAGTAAAAGGTTGGAAATTGCGATAGAGGGTGGCGTGTTTGTACCAACCCACAACCACCGTATTACCTCCAGGCTGTCTGGCCGTCCAAATCACAAGGATGTCATCGACACTGGCCTTGCCCTTGGCATCAAAGCGGTCGATGTTGATGGTTCCCTGCCCCTGCTCGGGTTTGGCTCCCGGAGGTTGAACGTATCCATAAACATGGCCGTCCACGGCAAGAAAGTTGCAAACTTCATGCCCCCTGCCATGGACGTCGACATAGGCACCTCCTCCTTTGATTTGATCCAGCTCACTCTGTCCTTGGTAAAACTCCATCCAGCCAATGTTACAAACAATCCATTTCATCTTGTGGAATCCATATTTGTCGGCGGTAAATCGCCTTCAGTGTAGCGAAGCACTATCAGTTCTGCGCCAAACGGCGGAAGAACTGGGACTTGCCCACCGGCTTGCTGGTGTCCGCCAGCACTTCGCCTTCCAGCGGGAACTCGCCGAACTCTTCCGAGATCAGGCCCAGGCCGGTGGTGGGCGCCGGTTTCCAGCGGTACACATCCAGCACCGCCCGCTTGCCGGTGTTGTCGTTGAGGCCGTCCATCACCACCGCCACTTCGGCGCCCGATTCCACCAGGGCCTCCAGCGCGGAGCCGGCCACCGAGGTGTAGCTCACCTTGATGATGTCGTCTTCACTGATGGCCCCGCCCGGCAGCGGCAGTATGCCGGCGGCGGACACATCAAAATCGGTGCCTTTCACCAGGGGCTGGTCCAGCTCGTCCTTTACGGTGACCGGCTCGGCCAGGTCGATCATGTGGGCGGTGCGCACCAGGTTGACCCCGGCGGCCACGGTGTATTCGGCATCGGTCACGGTCTGGGCGGTGAGCACGTCCACCTTGCCGCGCAGGGCCAGCGCCAGGTTTTCGTTGTTGAATGAATCCAGGGTCAGGCTCAGGCGCACGGCGGAGACCCGCTCCAGGGTGGCCGCGTTGCCGCCGCCGCCACGGAAGTTGGGCCGGTTGACGGTGTTCACCTCGATGGCGAAGTTGGCGTTGGACACGTTGCCCACATCCCGGCCATCGACATAGATAATGCCGGAGCCGATATATTGCTCATTACGGATTTCGAAGGCCATGATGGTCACTCCAGATTGGTCAGTTGATCGGTGTAGTTGAGGGTGATCGGGGTCTGGCTCACGTAGATGTGGTCATACCCTTCGGGGATGAAAAACTCGGTGGAGCCCAGCTCAAAGGTGTTGCCGCCCAGCTGCTTGAGCCGGTTGCCGTAATAGAGCGCACTGCGCAGCGCCAGCAGGGCGGCGTCCATGGCGTCGTCCTGCGCCGGACCGGCGTTCACCGCCAGCATGATGTGGCACACACGGCCGGCGGAAAGCACCGACTCGTTGGTTTTGCGCGGCTCGTCGGTGGCCGGCTGCAGGGTGATCAGCGGGCTCTGCTCCAGCCCCCGGGCAATGTGCAGGTATTGGCCAAGGAAGCCGGCGCGCACATCGGCGCCGGGAATGGCCTGCAGCCGGGCGATCAGCGCCTGGCGTTGGGTGATGATGGTGCTCATTCACAACTCCAGTTGGCGGAGGAATTCGGCCAGCAGCAGGTCGTCCACCTCGGGGGCAATCTGCTCGCGGATGTTCTGCCACAGCTGATCGACGGAGGGGCCGTAGCGCACCTTGTAGTCTTTCCGGCCGGGGCCTTCCCGGGTCACTACGCCCAGGTTGCCGTTGTTCAGCTTCATCAGCCAGGCGCCGGGCATCACTTTTTTCTGCCCGGGCTTCACCTCCACCTGTACCCCGGCCAACTTGCGCTTGCCGGGCAGCTTGGCCTTGCCGGTCAGTTGGCGGGCGTTAAAGCGGCTGAGCTGGGTGCCGCGTCCTCGGCCGCTAATCATGGTGGTAATATCATGGGGGTTAGCCCGACGCTGAACGAACAGGCGCTCGTTCACATAACTCGCCATTAACTTCACTTCTTCGCGGATCCTGGCGCTGCCCAGGGTACGGCCCCGCTGGGCGGCGTGGTTGACCGCCCGCACCAGGGCGCGGGTGGTGTCGTTGTCCAGCTTGCCCAGCATGCGCTTGGCGGCCTCGAGTTCGGCTTCGGCACTCATGCGGGGATCACCCGGTAGCGAATAAACGGCCGCTCTTCCATCAACTGGTTGAGCATCCAGGTCTCGCCGCCGGCCAGGCGGATGCGATCCCCTTTGTTATGATTGGGCTGCTCGGCCCGGGGCCAACTGATTTCGGTCACGCCGACAATGGCCCGGCCGTATTCGTCCCGCGCCTCCACATCCCGGTCCACGATCACCGACACCGGTACCTCCCCGGGTAGGTAATGGGCCGGCTCGTCCTCCCCGAACGCCGCCAAAAAGGCCGGCACCGCGCGATCGAAGACGTCTTCAAACTGGCTCATGGGGTGCTCCAGAAAGGGGCCGGAGCCCCTGATCTCAGTTGATCAGCCAGGCGTTGGCGTAGCCGCCGGCTTCGTCGGTGGCCAGCTTGCCAAAGGCCACGGCCTCCGCCGTAGCGGCCGCCACCAGTTCGCCGGCCAGCCAGCCCACGGCGGCGCCGGCGGTCAGGCCGGTGGCACAGGGCAGCAGCCAGACACCGCCGGTGCGGCCGGCAAATTCTTCATCCTGGGCGGCATCCACCAGCGGGATCACGGTGATGGTGCCAATGGTCACCGGGGTACCGGCGGTCACGCCGCCGGCCGGGGCGATCAGCTCCAGCACATCCCCTTCTTGCACATAGTTACGGGCCATAATGGTTCTCTCTCTAAAGCGGTGAGGGAGGCGGCAGGGTCAGGCTGCCGCCGGTAAGGGGTTAGGCGCCGGTGGAGTGCACCAGGCCGCGGTAGTCGAGCGGTGCCACACCCGCGTCGATGCGCACCTTGGTGGCCACGCCGTCCACGGTAAAGCCCTGTTGCTGCTCGATGTAGGGGGTGTCCACGCCGTTGAGGTAGGCCACCTCAATGGTGTCGGAGCCCGCCTTGGCAGCCAGATACCAGGCGGTATTGGTGCCGGCCTCGCCGTCCAGGCGGGGTTCGCCAATCACTTCCGCAAAGTTGCGGATGGGGTTGTCGATGCCGCTGTTGATGTCGGCGCCGGCCACCGAGGCGGAGCGGATCACCTGGTTGGCCTTGGCCTCCAGGCTCACCGGCACCAGCACATAGGCCGGGCGGATGTTGAGGGTGCGCGGCTTGCCGCTCTCGGTCAGGGTCTTCTGGGTGCGCATCAGGGTGCGGGCCTTGTCCAGGTTCTCCACGGTAATGGCACCGGTGGTGGTGTTCTTGTGGGTGGCATGGAACAGGGCCACGTTGTCGGACAGCTTGGGGTTGTCCATCAGCACCGCATACACCAGATCGCCGACGGTGGCCTTGGCCGCCATGCCCATCTTCATGGGGATGGCGGTCAGTGCGCTCAGATCGTCGTTGATGATGGCCTGGCGGGTGATGCTGAACACTTCCCCATAGGTGGCCAGCTGGATTTTTTCGCCAGTGTCGCCCAGGGTGATGTGCTTGTATTCTGCCCCTTCGCGCACCTGGCGCAGGGAGGGGAATTCGCCCAGGCCGACCCGGTGGGAGATTTTGAAGTCGCTGAGCTGGCCGCGCCGGGTCCATTTCTGGAAGGTCTCTTCCGCTTCCTCCCAGCCCTGCAGCAGCGCCTTGTGGGCGACGTCCAGCAAGATCTGGCCAAAGTCACTGGTGCTGTGGGTGAAGGCCAGCCCCACCATCTGCATGGGGTTGTAGGCAGCCACGCCAATGCCCCTGTCCACCAGCGAGGCTCGCGCCAGCTCGCGCAGGGTCATGTGGTTGTAGGCGTTGTCGGCCTCGGCGTTGGCCAGGCCGGCGCGCGCCATCACGCTCGCCCGCACCCCGTCCCCCACCAGGTTGCCGTTGCCGGCGTGGATGTGGGCATGGTTGGCCGGGGTGCTGGGGGTGGTGCCCTGCCCCATGGCGTCCAGCAGCTGGGCGCGGGCCTGGGCCGGGGTGGTTTCCAGGTTGCCCAGGCACTCGGCCATCAGTTCCAGGTGGCGGTTGCCGGCCAGGGCGAACAGGTCGCGGATTTCGGCCTGGCGGGCCTGCTCCTGTTGGCGGAACTGGGCCTGCAACTCGGCGGCGGTAGGCTGCTGGGCTGCAGCGGGCTGAGCCGGCACGGCCGGAGCCGGTTGGGCCGGGGCTGCGGCGGCGGGCTGGGTGGGTTGCGCTGCGGGTTGGGCAGGCGGCGGGTTCTGGCCGTGGGCCTTGGCGCCCATCAGGGCTTTCAGTTCGCTGGGCATATTAAGCTCCTCGGTGCGATGGTTGAGTGCAGCCGCCGCCTTGAGCGGCGCGATAACGTGGTTGGCAAAACCGTGCTCTACCGCTTCCTGTCCGTTGAGCCAGGTTTCGGGCTTGAGCATGGCTTTGATCTCATCTTCGGATTTGCCGGTTTTGTTGACGTAGGCGCGGATCAGCATGGCCTCGTTGCGGTCGAGAAATTCGGCGTAGTCGCGCATGTCGTCCGCATCCCCCATGCTGCCGCCCCAGGGCTTGTGGATCATCAGCCAGGCGTTTTCGGGCATGTGCAGGGTGGCGTTGGGCAGGCAGGCAATCACGCTGGCCATGCTGGCGGCCATGCCGTCCACATAGATGTCAATGCGGGCAGTGAGCCCGGACAGGATGTTGTAGATGGCAAAGCCGTCCATCACGTCGCCACCCGGGCTGTGGATGCGTATGGTGATGGCCTTGGCTTCGAACAGGCCCTTGTCCTTGGCCTCCTTGATGAACTGCTTGGCGGTCACGTCCCAGCCGATCACGTCGTAAATGGCGATCTCCATGGCCTGGGTGCTGGTGGCGGCCTGAATGCGATACCAGCTATCGCTGCCGACGGCGGCGGCGGCCGCTTTCGGGCTCGTCAGTCGGTTCAGAAGATGGGTTGCTTGGTTCATTTTGCCCCCGGTCGTTGGCTGGGTCGGTGTCGGTGATAATCTGGTGGTTGCGGTTAAAGTCTTTGTCGGCCACCCGCTGGCGGCGGACCTCGTCGGGGTTGCGGCCCCGGGCGCGGATCCATTCGCTCTCGGAGGCGGCGCCGCCCCGGATCTGGTCGCGCCAGCCCTTGCTCTCCTTGGCCGGGTCAATCCACGGCATCACCGGCGCCAGGTAGAGGGCGTTGAACAGGCTGTTGCGGTCCACATCCTTCGGTAATTTGATGCCACCGGCGGCGATGTCCATGGCCAGCCAGTGGCGATACACCGGCCGCGACCACTGGGCGACAAAGGCGTCCTGCAGCACGGCAAAGCCTTCGAACTGCTCCACCAGCTCCTGGCGCTGGGCGCTGTAGGTGCCGTCGTAGTCGCGGGCAATGCTGGAGTAGCCGGAACGGGCGCCGGCGGCAGCGCTGCGCAGCTGGCCCTCGCGCCAGATGTTGAGCGCCACGTTGGGCCGGTTGCTCTGGATACTGCCTACCTCTTCGCCCTGGCGCAGATCGTCAAAGGTCATGCCCGGGGCGATGGGGAATTCCCGTGGCGCCTGGGGCTGGCTGCTGTCCGGCGGGCTGTACATGTCCGCCGTGCCCTTGCGGATGAAAAAGGCCAGGGCGGCGGAGATGCGGGCGGCGACGCGTTCGGACTCTTCCACATCCTTGAGGTCGGCCAGCCGGGTGATGATGCCGTGCAGCAGGCTGACTCCGCGCAGCTGATGCAGCCGCTTGACCAGGGCCAGATGGAGCATGCGCTCCGCCGGGATCTCCTTGGTTTTGTGGCGCATGCCGAGATCGCCGGGATGGTCGTACAGCACCTGGTAACCCAGGATGCGGCCCCAGGCGTTGAGCCGGCAGCCCTGGCGGATGTTGTTGCCCGGCTCGTTGAGCTCATAGGGCACAAAGTCGGGCTCCAGCAGTTCAATGGCGAAGGGGGTGGCGGTGGCGTACTGGTAGCCGGGTACCCGGCCCTGCAGCAGTTGGCCAAACACTTCGCCGTCGCGCAGCCAGGTGCGAGCCACCAGCCGCTCCATTTCCGGGCGGCTCATCCGGCCGGTGACTTCCGGCCTGAGCGACCATTCGGCCCAGCGCTCGCGGATGGTGGCGGCCAGCTCTTCGTGGATGTCGCCGCCGAGGGTCATCGGCTGGGGCTCTATCTGGATGCCGCGGGCGCCGACGATGCGCTCTTCCATCTTGTCGAGCAGGCCGATCACGATGTCGTGGTTTTCGTCCAGCCAGCGGGCCTGTTCGCGCAGGCTGCGGCCGGCGGCGAACACCGCCTGGTTGCCGTTGCGATGCTCCCGGGTCGCCTTGTGGGTGCGGCTGGGGTTGGCCGCCTCGTAGCCGTACAGCTCCAGCCGTTTGCGGGCCCGGGCCGCGCCCCAGGCGGGCGCCAGCTCGTTGATGAGGGTGTCGAGCCAGTTCATCAGAATTTGGCCAGGCTGTACTGGGGCCGGGTGCGGGCGGTGGGGCTCAGGGCGGCCAGGCGCGACTCGACCTCATGGCGGCCCTTGCGGATTTCGCTCAGGTTTTCCCGGTTGATCTGCTTGTTGCCCCACATCACCCACTTGCCGGCCAGCAGGTCTTTTTCCGCCTGCACATAGCGCGCCAGCAGGTCTTGCAGTTCGCTTTTGGTCATAGCCATCCGCCTTTGTTGACGCCGCCCAGCCAGCCGCCGCCCGGTTTGGCCGGGGGCGCCGGGGTGGCGGCCTTGATGGGTTTGGGCGCCGGCTGTTGCTCGGGCCTGGGCTGGTTGAGGTTCCAGCCGAAATGCTGCTGGCCAATCCGGCACGCCGCCAGGGCGTACACGGCACAGTCGGTCGGCTCGTTGCGGGCGTGGCCCGGGTTGACCCAGCGGTACACCCGTTTGCCCTTGATGAAGTCGACTTTTTTCACCTCGCAGCTGAGTCCCTTGAAGTAGTCGTCATCGGCCCAGTCGGAGATGGGGTGATGGCGATAGCCCGGGTTGGGCTGTTCCAGGCCCACCGGCAACTGGGTCAGGCGGCCATAAAGCACGTCCTTGGCGTTGTCGGTCCCCACTTCCGTCAGGTAGACCCCCTTGCGGGTCCGCTTGCGCGGGAAGTTGGCGATCGGCTTGCCGTAGACGCTGGCCCCCTTGATGGGGATCCACTGCATGGGCCGCTGCTTGCAGAAGCTGTACACCTCGTCGGTGTAGTGGCCGCCCGAGTCGATGCAGGCCAGTTTGATGTCCATTGGCTGACCGTCGGCGCGGAGGAACTGGCGGGTGAGCAGCTCGCGCAGCTTGTCCCACAGTTCCTGCTTGCCCGGGTCGCCATAGAGCCGGAAATAGTGCAGCACCCAGGATTCCTCGCCGCTGCCCCAGCCGGTCATTTCCCCTTCGATGCGGTCATCCTGAACGTCGATGCCGGCGCTGACGTAGAGCACCGGCAGGGGGGCTTCGGCCGGGTAGAGCTCGCGCCGGCCGGCGATGGCTTCCCACTCCAGCTTGGTGCCTTCGGTGTCGTCGAAGGTTTCGCCCAGGGTGGTGTTGATAAAGGTCTTGAGCTTGCCCCTGTCGTCCTTGGCCTTGAAGAAGTCCTTCACCACCTGCTCCCAGGTGGTGAAGGGGCTGTAGGCGGTCCAGATGTGGAAGGTCAGGCTGTCCGGGGTGGCGCAGGGCGTGCCGGTGGCGTCGAACCAGTCGATGCCGTTTTGGGTGTTGAGGCCGGTGTGGTCGCAAATCCAGCGGCCCGGGCCCTGGTCCAGCTCGCTCTGCTCGATGGCGCAGCCGTTGTGCTCGCAGCAGTAGTAGGCCGTGCCGGGCTGGCCCTTTTGCCATTTGATGCCAAAGTCGCAGTCCGGGCCGCCCCACTTCAGGTGCTGCAGTTCACCGCAGTGCGGGCACGGCACATGGAACCGCAGGAAGTGAGGCGACTCGCCGGCCGCCCGCTCTATCTGACACTGGCCGGCAATTTTGGGGGTGGAGCCGCGGATCGACTTGGGGAAGGTCGAGCCTTCGATGCGCTTGTCGCCGAGGAAGGTCGGGCTGCCTTCTTTTTCGATATCTTCGTCGAAGGAAGCCAGTTCGTCGTAGACGATGAAGTCGAACGATTTTTCCCGGAAATTGCGGGCCGCCTTTCCGCCCAGGATCTCCAGCCCGTTGCCGTTGGCGAAGCGCTTCATGCTGAGGGTGTTGTCCCGGTGGCGCTTGCCATACCAGGGGGCCAGCGCCAGCAGTGGCGGCACGTCGCGGATCATGGGCTCGACGTGCTTTTTCATAAAGGCGTCGGCATCGGAGTCGGTGGGCTGGTAGATGCCGCCGTTGCGCCGCTTGTGTTCGAGGAAGTAGGCGGTGACCCCGAGCAGCATTTTGGTGTAGCCGACCCGGGCGCTTTTGATGAAGTTCACTTCCCGGATATCGTCGTTGCCCATGGCGTTGACGATGGCCACCTGGAACGGCAGCGTCTCCCACTGGCCCTCCTGATAGGAGGACTCCTTCGACATGTAGTAGTTTTCGTCGAGCCACTCTACCGGGGTGAGCGGCTCGGGTTTGTAGAGCGCGCTGAGCCCGAGCGCGACCGCACGGCGCAGCGATTCAAGTTGTGCGGTCGAGATAGTCATCGAGTAACTCCGGGATCATGGCGTCCAGCCCGGCGGCTATGTTCCGGGCCTTGGCAATCTCCCTGGTGAGATACTCGATGTGTTTGGTCTGCAGCTCCGGGAATCGCCGCCGAACGCTGAGCGGTAGGGTGTCGAGTTTGCTGGCCACCTCGGCCGCGATGCGGGTCAGGGCAAAGGCCGCGAATTCGGTTTCCACCACGTTGCGCTTGGCCTTTTCGTTATCCAGCTCCTGGGCGTCGGCGCGGGCCTTTGTCAGCCGCCAGTTCTGAAACTCCAGATCGTGCTCGCTGAGGTCTTTGGGCTCGTCAGGTTGGTGTTTGGCCCGCTCCCGCTCCAGTCGGTTCTCCAGCACTTGGCGGACGTCGAAATACACCGAGGTGCCGATCTTGGCGATCGGCTTCACGCCCCATTTGTCAAAGGCCTGCACGCTGATCCCGAGGCTCGCCGCCATCTGCACCTTGTTCAGCCAGTGCGGCTCCGGCTGCGGCTTATCCGATGATGCGGGTCTCTTAGCCATAAACAACAACCAACCCCCATGGAAACCTCACGAATAGCGAAAATCCGCGCCTCCACGACCCCGTAATGGGGCTACCCCCCGGGAGTACCTTTTGAATTTTGATTTTGGTTCGAACGAATCCAATTGAAGCCGCCACCCAGGTCAGGCGCCGGCCGTTCCGCCAGTTGCTCTATCTTGCGTTGCTTGTCAGCACTGCCCCGTGAGCTACCCAGCCAATAGGTCACGGCAGCCAGGAACGCGGTGACGATCTGCCCAGCCAAGTAGAACACCACATCCTGCGAGCCGGTCGGTACGTTCACCCATAGCAGAGCCATGGTGAGGGCGGTGACCATGGCGGCCAGTGCCAGGGTAAGCCGAGCCGGTACCGGGTTGGCCTGGTGCTGGCTGCGGGCATGCTGTACATCGGCCAGGTGGATACGCTCACGCTCGATGTCCAGTTCTTGCAGCCGGATGTTGGCCTGGCGGATCTGCTCCCGCTCCCGGTGGGCCCACTCCTGCAGGCGCAGGGCGGCATCCGGGTTGTTACGCAGCTCTGCCGCCACTGCCTCGGGTGTGGTGTCGGTACCCAGTGCGCCGGCAATCTGGCTGCCAATGCTGACCGCCATTCCCGCCGGGCCACCAAGTAACGGGGCCAAGGCACCGGCCACACGGCCAACCGTGCCGGCTATCTCACGCCATTCCATCACTACCCCCTAACCGAAGTTCACCGGCAGCAGCCCGGCGTTGAGCTTGGCTTCTATCTTGGCCACCGCCTCGCCCCGGGTGATCACGCCATCACGGTTGGCATCGAGCCCGCTGTTCTGGCGGTAGGTGGTGGGCCTGTGGTTGCGGTCCCACATTACCCAGTTGCTCGCCTGGCCAATGCCGGCCGGCCAGAGAATGGCCATGTACACATCGCCCAGGTTTTGCAAGCGGCCCCGGTAGGGCTTGAAGTAGCGGTATACATAGTTGATCTGGTCTTCTGCACTCATCCTGGCCAGGGCATCGGTACTGGTGCCCAATGCCCGTGCCGTGTCCGGCATAAACTGAATCAACCCAGTGGCGCCGCTGCCGGCCGCGTTGCGCACATCGGCACGGAAGGTCTCGCCGCTCTCGAAGGCGATGCAGGCCATCAGCCAATCCGCACTGGTACCCAGGGCGTCGGCGGTCCAGCGGATCCGGTCGCGGAAAACCTGGCTCACCCGCTTGCCCCAGGCCATGCCCTGCCCGGATGGTTGCTCGCTCACCTGGACCTCATTGCGGGCCCGGGCCGCCTCCAGCAGTGCCAGGTATCCCGTTTCGCTGAGGCTGCCCCAGACACCATCAACAATGCCGTCGTACAGGCCCAGGGATTTCATATCCTGTTGCAGGCGGGAGACTTGCATGGTCAATCCCTCCACTTCACGGCACGGAGCAGGCCGAACGCCGCCCCCACCGTACCCACGGCCAGACCGGCCAGGGTGGTGATATCGGAACCGTACAGGGTGAAGTTGCCCGCCATAATCTCGGAAAGCGGCGAGCTGAGCAGGCTGGCATGGGATTGCGCGGATTCGTAGGCGGACTTGCCCACCACGGCGGTGCTGGAGAGCATGGTCACCAGCAGGGTCACTTTGTCTGACACCAGGCCTCCAGAAACGCAAAAACCCCGCCGGAGCAGGGTTCAAATAGAAAGGGGGAATGCGCTAAGCGCACTCCCCCACCATGGATTCAATTCTGGTCAAAATTTCCCAGATGTCAAGACCGCTTTCCTTGCTAACTGAGCTTGCCCACTTGTCACGCCTCTTTTACCGGGTCTTTTTCTCTATTCACAATGTGAGCTTTTTTAAGAGAGGTGGCAGCTGCCTCAACTTCGGCGTTCATGTCACTGTCAAATACCTCACCCAGTTCACTTTGAACTGCATTAACGACCAGCTGGTTTAGGCTGACACCAGACGCTGCCGCGGCGGCTACAGCCAGGCGATGTAGTTCGCTTGAAGCTCTAACTTGGAATTTTCCAGAGAAGGCGCGGAATGGGCTGATACCCTTTTCCGCGCATGTCTCCATAAACACGCGAAGTGAGATTTCACCTTCACGACGCAGGCCATCCACGCTGTCAGCGTAAAAATCAGCACTACCATTGAGGCCAACGAACTCACCACGAAATAACTCAATCTCGGGGTCATACTGGACTACTGCTCGTTGACCACTTATAACCATCATGTTTTTCATGGCGCTACTCCGTTTTCTTCGAACCAACTTCGGATCGAGGCGACTGCTCCCTTGTCAGTCTCAGGGCTTGGGTGCGGACGATGAAAAACGCGCACTTGGCCAAACAGTATGACCGCAACCCTCGACCCCTCTCGCTCCTCGATTTCAGCCCCCAACTCCTCAAATAAGGCTTGGATATCTCTCCAGTGTATGGTTCCTGACACGGGCCTTCGGAATATTGCCGCGAGGGTCTTGATGTGCTTTGTCTTCATCAGATTACACCCACAGTATAGTGTCACTTTATGATACTATACATCTGATGGTGATGAAATTTTATCAACTGCTTTTTGATGCTTTGGGTTGAGTATAGGAATAAGGGCTGATCGCCATCACCCCCTCACCCCGTAGTAACACCGCTCGGCTTCGGCCTCGTGCTGGTAGCACCAGGCCACCATGTTCTTGTGCATGGGCTCCCAGTGCCGCAGGTAGGCCTTGTAATCCAGCTCCACGATCTTGGAAATGCCGCGCCAGCGGGTGGCGGCGGTGATGGGCTTAAGGCCGGTGCCGCCGCAGCGTGGGCAGACCTTGTCCACCGGCTTGCTGTGGGCCCGGCTCAGCTGCATGTCACGCACCATGCCGGATCCGCCACAACGGCAGCGCGCACCCGGGGTGCTGGGCGTGCGCAGGTACTCCGCCAGGGCCATATCCGCCAGCTGGCGCACTGCAACCCCCGTTCTTCGGTTGCGCTCCATCCGGATGCCCCGCGCCAGCCGGGCCGCCTCCTGGTGCATGGCGGTTTTTACCGGGCCCAGAAACGCCGGCTCGTCGGTATACCGGGCGTACATCAGCGCCAGCCCCAGCGGCTGCTGGCGCTGCACCCAGCCCAGCACGGTGAGGATATCCGCCCGGGTCAGCTGGCTGCGCGACGTGTCGGCGGCCTGCACCTCGGCGGCCATCACCGAGCGGGGTTGATGTAGTGTAAGAGCATATTCCAAGCGCATGTTTCCCCCTAAAATTCCTCGGTGGTCCAGCCCACCTTCGCCTTCTGCACCGCCACGAACCTGAACATCCAGTGCTGCTCTGCGGCCACTTTAATCTTTACCCGGGCATCGTCTTCCCAGAAGCCCTTCACCTCGTGCAACTCCACCATCCCCCTGCGGATCACCAGAAAATCGGGGGTGTAAAACGTCTTGTTGGCCAACCTCAGCTTCACCGGCTCGAAGGCGTAATGCTCAATCTCGCCGGCCATCAGCAGCGTTTTCAGGTGCTGGCCATAGGCCTGCTCGGTCTTGTTCATACTGCCGGGCACCTGTTTGGGCCTGGCGCGGGCCTTGAATTGCCTCATCCAATCACCCCCAACTCCAGCGCCCGGCGCTGGGTATGGATCACATGCTCCCACTGGCTGCCGTGCTCGTGCTCCCAGCGCTGCCAGCCATGGCTGTGCAACCGCTGGTGCTCCGCATGACACAGGGGAAACGCGAACAAATCGTGGGCCTTAATCGCCATGCCGCTTTCGCCATGGCCGATCACATGGTGCGCTTCCACCGCCTCGGTCACGCCGGTCGCCACACAAGGCTGAGTGCGCACCCAGGCCAGATAAGCCTCGTTGTGCCAGCGCCGGGGCTTGGGCCGCAACATGTGCACGCTGGCCGGCTCCGGGTCCACCTCAAACCGGATGGGCTTAACCATTTCGCGGAGATCCGCAATATGGTCCCGCTGGGTAAAGCGGGCGTCCGTTTCCCGAAAGCCCAGCCCGGTATCCCGGGCATCATCCTGCCACCGGCGGTTCAGCCCGTGCGCCAGCACCACCGCCGGCAGCATCTCGCCCAGCCGATGGCTCACCGCCCACCAGCACAGCTCCGCCACCGAGGCCCCGCCCTCACGCCCGCTCCAGGCCGCCACCCGCGCCAGCCCAAACTGCAACAGCTGGCGCCGGGCCAGATCATCCAGCGCCGGCAGCTCCCCGGCCCGGTGCGCATTGTCGTGATGCCAGCACAGCGGCAGCGGAAACACCCCCTGGCTCATCACCCGCTCGCCGGTACACCCCTCACCCACCACGCAGCCCAGGCCCTGCTGCCAGTCCCACATCGCCACCAGGCCCCCCAGGGCGGCAAACACCGCCGGCCGCCCAAAAAATCCGGTCAGCGCCGGCACCAACCGCGCCGGGATCGCGCCTTTGCGCCGCTCATGCAGCCCTGCCGGCAGAGTGCCGGGGCTTAACTGCGCCAGCGCTCCCCGGCAGGCCTCCCGCATCGCCGCAACACTGCGGCCGTCCGTCTGCAGCACAATCAGCCCCATCGCCTCCACGAACTCCGCCCTTGCCACCAACGCCTGTGTCACAGTTTCTCCCCCCGCCTGACCCGTGCCCGGTGATAGTCAATCCACTTCACCAGATGCTCTTTGATATCGTCGTCGGCCCGGCTCACCGCCTCGGCCACATCGTGCTTGTTGGCCTTGCCGTCGCGCCAGCGCCTCACCAGCTCCAGCGCCGTAAAATAGGTGCCGTTAATGCGCTCCTGCTGCTCGGTCATGCCGAGCAGTTCAATCCGCGCCGGTGACCGTTGTTGCATAACGTTGCGCCAGCCAGTCCACCCCCTTGGGCGTGACCTTGGTTTGCATCCAGGAATGCCCGTTCGCCTCGCCGGTCTTCAGCGCAAACAGCCCCCGATCCAGATACTCCTGCCTCGGCACCAGGGCCCCGCCAGAGCGGTAGAGGATCTTGTCTTCCTCCAGCAGCCGCGAGAACTTGATCGGCCCGTAACGCAGCATCTTGGCCACGTTGCTCAGGTTCTGCAGGCCACGCGCCTCCACATAGCGATCCACAAAGGCCGCCTTGGGTGCCGCCTGGGCCAGTGCGGCCCGGGCCTGCTCCAGTTGCGCCGACTTTTCCTTGATCACCGAGTCCGCCACCTGCAACGCCCTGGCCATCAGCAGGGCCGGATCCGCTTCCTGCTCCTGCCCGGCCACATAACCGCCATGCTGGCGGATGCTCGGCAACACCGTGCCCACCACCCACTCCTCGAACCGCTCCGCACTGGGCAACTTGGAACGCATGATCAGGCGGTACAGGTCGCGCTCCGGAATCACCGTCATGCTCTGATTGCCGCCCGGCGTAAGGACGCCCTGAATCAAGGCCCCCTTGCAATGCTCCGCAATGGCGTTGCGTGGCTTGGCGTAGCCCAGCGCCTGGGCCACATCCTTGGCCACAAACCACGGCTGCCCATCCCGCTCCGTCACCCGAATGGGCAGGGTGTCAAAATCAAACTGCAGCAGTTCAGTGCTCATGCCCGCCACTCCCCTCCACCAGGTAATCGATCAGCTCGTGCAGATAGGCGCCCTGGTACATCACCTGCGGCTGTAACAGGCCTTTCAGGTCATAGAGCTTTTCGCTGGCCACGGTGTCGAAGAACGCCTCGCTCTCCAGCTCCTCGGCCTGGCCCAACTGCGCCAGCAGCTCCCGCGCCAGCGCCGCCCGGCCCGGCTCACTGGCCCGGCTTTCCAGCTCCAGGGTGTCGTGCAACCGCGCCAGCACCTCACCCATCATCAGGCTCTCGGAATTGGCCGCCATCGACTGCTCCGCCGCGGCAGTCAATTCGTTGCTCACCGTTTGCAGCATCTCGCCCAGCAGGGCCACCTCTTCCTCAGTGGTGGGCACCGCCAGCGGCTGGCCCATAAATTTCAGCTCTGCCATCACCGCCTCCACAGGTTTTGCAACAGGGCGTTGGCGCGGCAAACCCGAGCCTCTTCCCGCGCCTCGTTATCCAGGGTTTTGGCCTTGGCAAAACTGCGGCGCGACGGGCTCCCATCCCGCCACACCCAATACAACCCCGGCCCCCGCTTACGGCAGGCCAACCCCTGCAAAAAGCGGATATTGCGCAACGCCACCTCTGCCGCCCGCTCATCCAGCGCCAGCCACTCCGCCGCCTGGCCTACCGTTACCTCTCCCCCCTGGGCCAAAGCCCGCCGGGCCAGCAGCTTGGCGCGACTCGGCCGGGCAGCCACCCACCTCAACACCCGCACCACCCACACATATCCCTTGCCCGCCTCCGCCAACTGATAACAATCCTGCCGCTCGCGGATAAGGCGAAACACCCGCGCCACCGCCGACCGGCTCAGCGCAAAACGGCGCTGTACCTCCTGGCGCTTTACCGGCCGCCCCTGGCGCAGGCAGTAGCCTGCCACCCGCGCGTGCAACGGCAGCGCTTCCCACTCAGCACTGTGCGTCATCATCAATCCCCACCTCGCGCTTCATCCGCTCCAGCTCGTCCCGGCACTCCAACTCCCGATCCCGGTAGGTCCGGGGCAGCGTCACCTCTGGCTGGCACAGGCCGTACAACGCCAGCCCGGACAACACCAGGGCCGCAATGCCCCACAACAACACGAATACGCTCATCAGACTCTCCCGCGCAGCAGCGCTTTCAGCTTGGCCACCCCCTGGCGGCCGGTTTGGTGGTAATACTCGGGGGAATGGGTTATTTGCTCCCGGCTGGGCAGCGCCTTGTGCAGCTCGGCTTCCAGGTCTTCGCCGTTCATCAGCCGGCGCACCAGTTGCTCGTAGGCCTGGGCAAAAACGGGCCGGTATTCCTCGGCGGTGAGGGTTTGCCGCTCGAACCGGGTGGCCCGGGCCGCCAGCACCACCGCCGGGTGAGAACGGCGCCGGCGGGCCACATCGTCAAACGCCTGGTCAACAGTGGGCAGGCCCAGGCTTTCCGGCGTGAGTTCGCACCACTTGATGAACATACCCGGGCTGGGGAAAAACGGAATGTCCTGCTGGCGGGCCACCCGCATACCCCGCTCCAGCTGATCACGGCGGGTACAATCGGCCTCGACCAGCGCCTTGGTCCACTCCTGGTTCGCCCGTTGCTCCGCCTGCGCGGTGGGAAACGCCTTGCCCCAGGCCGGAAAAATGATTTTCAGCTGCGCCAGCAAGGTGTTCACTACCCGGGCATCGTGCTCGGTCATGGCCGGGCGGTTGCCGGTGGCTTCCGGCGCCAGCGGGCGGTTCAGCTTATCGGCCAGTTGGCCCAGACTCTTGGGTTGGCTGTGTCGCATGGTCAGTACCCCCAATCGCCCTGGGTCCAGGACGTATCATTCTCGTCGTGCCAGTGGGCGCCGCCGGGCACCGGGCCCTTGTTGCGCCGGGCCTCCAGCGTGTTCCACTGCTTGCGCAGCTTGGATGGGCTCAGAATGTTGGTGCACCAGAACGGGTCTTTGCTGGCAAAGTCGAACAGGCTGCAAATCTCGTGGTGAGTGCGCTCGTCTATCTCGCGCATCAGGCGCACCGTGTTGGCCCAGTCCGGCCAGTTCGGCTCCCGGCTGGTGGGCACAATGATCTTGATGCGGTCGAACATCCAGCGCGCGGCCTTCAGGTCGTCGGCAGTGCCCCAGGCCTTGCCGTTGGGGGTAAACACCGCCGCCTCGGGATGATCGGCCAAAAACGGGTCGGGACTCGCGTCAGCGAGTTGCGACGAAGAGATCTTGTCTTTTGTCTTTTGAATAGTGTCTTTTGTGTGTACCCGTTTCGGGTAATTACCTGTACCTGTTTCGGGTACAGTTTTTGTACCTGTTTCGGGTACACTGTGCCCGTTTTGGGTACACGTCAGATTCCAGTCAGAAACCACCTTGTTTACGCCGATCTTTGTGCCGGTTTTCACCAGCAGTTTCATCGCCAGGAGACTCTGCTTTGCCTTGTTTACCTTGTGTCTCAGCAGCCCGGTTGCTTCAGCTATCTGGCTATCGCTGATCCTGTCCACGGGCTTGTTGAAGCCATAGGTCTTGCGAATGACGGCCAGCATGACCTTGTACTGGTGCTTCGTCAGATCAGCCATCACCAGCTCATCCAGCAGCTCGTTCGCAAGCCGGGTATAGCCCTCATCCACATCCGCCACACGGCCTCCTGCTTTGCCCTCGGGCCGGGCCAGCCGCACCACATTGCTCATACCCCACCCCGCTGCCAGTTCGCCAGCATCGCCGCCGCCTGCTCCCGGCTGGCCTCCAGCCACACCCCCATCACCCGCACCCGGTAGCGCACCATGCCGGCGCCAAATTGCGCCTTGATGTATGGGCGTACAGTGGCTATGCTTCGAGGTACTTCTGCCCTGAAGTGCTGTATTAAGTGGCCGCCCCCGCACAGGGCGGCTTTCTTTTGCGCTGCTCTCATACCTCACCCCACCATCGCTGATACAACTGCATCCAGGCCCGAGCCGCACACCGGCACCGCCTGCTCTATCTCCACCCCAATGCGCACGCATTGGGTCTCTATCTCCGCTATCAGCTGGCGCACCCGGCCCACCACCCGCTGGGTGACCCGGCCGCCCTCGCGCACCGCCACCACCTCGGCACTCAGGGCCCCGGCAGCGGCAGTCAGCGCCAGCGTGTCGTTCACCAGGTTGCCCCGCGCGCCAGCAGCAGGCAGCCGCACCGCCGCCATGCCCACATCCAGCATCAGGCCCTCTATCAGCCGGGTATTGCCGCTGGCGCGGGTAATGGCCACCAGTTCGTCCACCGTCAGCCGGTGATTGCCCTGGTTGGGGTTGAGCTTGTTGCGCAACCGCTGTCCGTTCAGCCCCGCCGCCCGGGCGGTTTGCTCCATGTTCACCTCGGCCGCAAACAGCCGGTAAGCGGTGGCCATGCCGGGATGTATGGACCTGCCTGAATCAACCGTTGTTCTTGAGTGTTGGTGTGCCATGATTAACTCATCCGTAAATGTCTGGGCGCAGCAGCTCACGGGAGACGGCGCCAGCAGTGGCTTTTTCGATATCCTTGGCGAGGGTCGGGCCGGCAGGCCGGCGACCACCAAATACATGTCGCAGGTGACCAAGGGTGGCGTTCACCTGGCTGCACAGCTCAGCCCGCTGTTCCGGGGTAAGTGCGCGCCAGAAACCTTGGAGATCATTGGCCATATACACCTCACTGAATGGACTTTTACTGTCAACACTATAGATGGACATTTGTGGACTGTCTACACCATGGACAATTAAAGTCCACGCGGGTGTAATACCCACGGATGGAGGACATAGATGAAAACAGCTGCAGATATCAGGCGGGAAAACGTCAGAAGACTGGCCAAGAAGTGGGGTGGTAACAACGCATTCGCTGCCCGCATAGGCCGTGACGCCAGTCAGGTCAGTCGTTTGATTGGCGACAACGCGTCAGTCAACATCGGCACCCGAGTGGCCAGAGACATCGAAAAATCGCTGAACTTGCCAACGGGATACCTGGACAGTGAGCACCTGGAAATGTCCGAAGCCGCCCAGACAGCCTCCCCCCAAGAGCTCGACATCTGCGATCGCCCCATACTGGAGTTGCAGCGCGACATTGAAACCGGCAGCGCCATCTTCAAGGTGGTGGGGCACCAGCGGGTGGAAGCTGAACAGCTGGAGATGGTCAACGTACGGCCGCAGGACGTGTGCATTATCCAGACCGTGGACGACGGCCTGGGCAGAACCATGGGAACCGGGGTGCGGCTGGCCATCGACCGTAGCAAGCCGCTGGCCGACGGCAAGATTTTCGCCCTGCGCTACGGCAACCTGCTGCGTATCAGGCTGGTATTTCAAAAGCCGGACGGCGGTCTGTTACTGAAGGCGCTAAACCCGGACTACCCCGAAGAGTTGATCAGCGCCAGCGAGCGCGCCGAGATGGTGGAAGTGGTTGGCCTGGCATTTATGGCTCTGAACGTACCGCTTTAAAATGCGTTTTCTCAGTCAACCCTGAACACCCAGCTTGCCAAGTGAACCCTTGTTTCCTGTTGGTCGATATACCCCATAGGGGTTAACACGCAGGTTACCCCGCTCACTACCTTGTACCCTCCCGTCAGCACCCTTGAATGCACATTCAGATTTAGCTCTCGCCGGAAAGGTGTTGACCCTCCCTCCGGGTACTCAACCAGGGTCACCGAATACCCATTCAAGTACGCACTGCGAGGATCATGCAGTCTTGGCTTATAAAGCTCGAAGCACTCGCTGATCACCGCCTCTTCAACCGAGTCATTATGATGGGTGCGCCGGGTTGGTGAGCTTGCCTCGGGTGCCGGCTGGATGATCGGTGGCTTACCTCGTTCTGCATTGTTATCTGTCAGCTGCACGACTTCCCCGCCGGCGCAGGGAATATCCTGAAAGGTGCCGCCACAATTGTAAATCTGCGCCTGGGCCGGCAGCGCCAGCAACAGCGCCATCCATCGCAATTTCATCCCGCCTCTCCCGCCAAATGGGCCGTTCAACCAATCAGCGTTTTGGTATGCGCCAGCCACTGCTCTTCATTCAAAATTTGCAAGCCGGTGTTGTGCCTGTCTCGATAATCAACGGCTTTTTCGATCTTCCGGCCGTGGTTGGAAAACCGCCAGTCACGTGAAGAAAGCGTACCGATCACCAGATAATCCAGCTCACGAACAATTCGCTCTCTGGGCTCGGCCCCAAGCATTTCGGCTACTTCATGGCATTTTTTGCGAGTGCCGGAGAGAAAACGACCGGTAAAACAGATAGTGCTGCCCTGCAACTGAATAACCGGGTTCGGCGTTAGCGGCAGCAGGGTGGCCATACCGTCCGCCACTCCCTCTGCCATGGGTTTGCCAATATATAGATCAATCGCCTCTCTCAGCTGCCGGCGTTCGTCGTCGCTCACCCGGCCATCGGCTAGGATATCGGACACCAACTGGTACAGTTCCTTGCCCGGAAAGGTGGTTTTCAGCATGCCGTTCACACTCAGCCACCACTTGAGGTAAGCCACCTCTTGATCATTCAGTTCAGGATTGGCCAGCACCCCTTTGCACAACCCCTCCAGCAGCGACTTGTCGGACTCTTGGGAATAAAAATCGACACCGGGTAATTCGGTAAGGGCCTCTATGAACTGGGGTAGCAGCTTGCTGAGGTGCTCCAGCTCTTCGCTTGTGATCACCCCGTCGGCCAGCACCTCTTCAATATGGTCACAAAGCTTCGAGAAAGCCCAGTTGTCATCAAGTTGCTTGGCGTCTTTCAGCCAAACGTCGAGATACAGCACTTCCTGCTCATCAATTCTGCTATCCGCGACGACACCGTTAAGAATGCCAACCAGGTTGTTCAGCAGCTTGTCACGGTTGCGCTTATAGTTGAACGCCCCGAGCGGCTGCCCATGTTCATCCAGTTGCTTCATCGTCCCTGCTCCCTTGTTGTTATACCGCCATCCCTGCCCTGTTTTTTAACCATCTAAATTTAGCACCCACTATCCAAACGGCCAGAATCCATTCTCCCGCAAAACTTTAAACCTTTAATTGTCAATAGCTTGTCCACAATATGGACATTTAAGGCACCTACCACCTTGCAATAATGGACTATTACTGTCCATAATCATTTCACACCGCCGGAGCAGCCCCGGCTAGCCAGGCAGGCAGCGAAATGCCCGCCCTGACCCCGACGAGGGACCGATCAGCAACATGAGTTCTTTGACGAGAATGCCCGCTTGCGAGCGGGCACCCTAAAGCCGGCTTACGAGCCGGTTTTAGGGTGTGACTACAACTCGGTCCACAACCACTGCACTGATAGGAGGCGAGCATGGAACCGCAATTTGAAATGACTCCCTATGGCCAGGGATGGGCATGTTGTTTTGGCGGCGGCAGTGAAAACGACAACCCACACCCCGCTGGCTCGGCCGATTTTCACGACTGGCAGCAAGGGTATAGGGAGGCTGCAGCGGAAAGCTACGATGAGCACCATCACAGCCTCAACCCGGAGTGGCTAGGCGACGAGCAATTTTGTCGCACCTGCGGCCGGAAAACCGGCGAGCAGGAATAAATTTACTCTCTTCGCCCGGCCAGCCAGGGCCTACTTTTTGGCATGGGCAAGGGTTTTCATCGTTTTGACCGAGCGACTGCCCTACCCATATGCCGATATGCACCAGGAGCAACACCATGCCCAAACGAATTATCATCCTGCCCAAGGCCGGCATTCACATCGACGCCTATCACGACGACAACGAGCTGCACATTTTCATTGAGAACGTGGGCGGCATCTGGACATGGCCCGAGCATTGCCGGGTAAAGGAACCAGACAAGGATGAGAGAAGGAAGCGCCACAGCCTGATCATCACCTCACCGAACAGTCGCATGATGGCAGTGCTGTTCATCAATGACCCCACCGAAGCCGAGCTGCTGGCCGGCGTGCTGGCCGGACTGAAGGAGAGCCAATGAGCAAAGACAACTGGGGCACGCCGCTGCCGGTGTATATGCCCCTGGATGAAGAGTTCAACTTTCAGGCCGACCTGTGCGCCAGCGAGTCGAACGCAAAGCATCCCTATTACCTGACGGAGGCCGACAATGCCTTGGGAGATTTAACTCCCAGCAGATTGGCCTTGTCGGTAATGCCCGGCAGTTACACCTGGTGCAATCCGCCCTACTCCGCCATTGGCCCCTGGGTAGATTTGGCCGCCACCCTTCAGCGTCGCGGCATAGGCACCGTGATGTTGGTGATGGCCGACACTTCGGTGGGTTGGTACTACCAGGCCTTGCAGCACTGCAACGAGATCCGCGAGATCGTGGCTGGGCGCCTGGCCTTTATCAACGCCGCCAGTGGCGAGCCGGTCAGTGGCAATAACAAGGGCTCTCTGCTGCTGATCTTCGACCCCTACGGCAGGCAGGGTAATCCGCGGCGCAGCTACATCACCCGGGACGAACTGCTAGCCCGAGGACACCAGTTGATGACCGAACCTGGGCACCTGATGGCGCTATATGCGGAGCCCACCCCTGAATATGTGGAGCCTGAGCCGAAATGTGTGGAGCCTGAGCCGAAATGTGTGGAGCTCAAGCCGGAACAACCATCGCCCGCCCTCAGCCCGGATCTGCTCTGGCACCACTACCAGAACGGCGATCTGAAGGCCGACAACTGGAACCTGTTCCTCTGCTGCCTGGTGGTGCTGTTCGGCCTGCAGCCGGAATACAGCCATCGCCAGGTGTGCTTTGCCCTCACCGTAGCAGACCAGGGCGGCGAGAACGACACCGCCGCCGGCCTGATCCCGGCCATGCAGCACAACATCGCCAGCGCCCACATGGGCCTTCGCTGCTGCCTGGACCGGCTCAAGACCATCCCCATCCAGCAGCAGGCCGAGGCCATCGCCCACCTGGTTGCTACCAACGAACAGGGCCGCAAGCTCAGCGCCAGCGAGGCCATGGCCAAGATGTATCCCCATATCAAAACCGAACCACAGGAGACGGTGGTATGAACCAACCCTACTACAATGCCGCCCGCCTGGCCGCACAGCTGGAGCAGGCCAAACAATACCGAGATGCCGCCAAGGCCTGGCGCCACGCCAAACGACTGGCGCGCAAATCGGTAAATATCGATTGGTGCTACAACCGTAGCCTGTTTTGCATGGGGTTTGGCCAGCGTTTGGAGCTGGCGGAAAAAAGCAAGGAGGCAGCATGAGCCCCGAACAACTGCTCAACGACTGTTGCGGCACTACCTGCGACAAAACCCACGCCATCAAACAGCTCAAAGAGCTGGCGCGGGAACACCTTACCCTGCAGCAAAAATACCAGGCCCTGCAAAGCGTCCTGGCCGACGCCCCCACACAGCACATGAGCCGAGGCAAGGTGATGCTGCCCCGCCGCATCTGGCATGCCATGGTGCAGGAAACCGCCGACTGGCGGATCCGCGCCATCAACGCCGAAGCCAGGCTCAAGGCCAATAATGCCAGCGAGCCCGTTGCCGACCACCCCCGGGTGCGCTTTATCGGCCACCAGGCCGCCACCGGATTTTACAACCACGGCGGCTTTCTCATCGGCGAGATCTACACCGTAGACCCCAGCCGATTCCACATCACCCCCGGCGGCACCACCGCCGATCCCTACACCGCCCCCGAATTCGGCGTGATCGACATCGCCGGCGGCGTGGTCATCGAAGAAATGGCCGCCTTCGAACCGGTCAACGACGCCGCAAGGGCGCTTTATCAGGAGGCAGGGCTTTGAGCAACACTACCTTCTACATTGCCGGGCCGATCAGCGGCGCCGGCTCACAGGCTCGGGAGCGGTTTCACGACACCGCCCACAGGCTCACCGCCCAGGGCTTTCGCGTACTCAACCCGGCCGCCCTGCCCCTCGGGCTGCAAGAGCACCAATACATGGATATCTGCCTGGCGATGATCCGCGCCAGCGATGCCATATGGCTGCTGCCCGGCTGGCGGCACAGCAAGGGCGCCACGGCCGAGTACCACTATGCCGTAAAGCTTGGCCTGCACCTGCACGAGGAACCCCACCATGACCACCGACCAGGAACTGCAGCGCCAGGTGTGGCAGCTGTTTAACGAAAACATCCACCTCTCCGACGCCATCAACACCCTGCTCAAGGCCATGCGCGCCATGGTAGAGGGCCGCCAATACAGCCTCACCGAGATCGCCGAACTGCTCAACCACGTAGCCAGCACCGCCGGCACCGCCGCCACCGGCAACGCCATCGGCCGGGTGCAATACAAAGTGCTCACCAACCAGGCCCAGCGGCTGCTCTCCGGACTGCCCGAGAGCGCCCTGGCACCGGACGACTACAGCGCCGGCTACCGCCAGGCCGTAAACGACAACGCCGCCGCCCTGCTACGGGCCGCCCACGAACACCTCGCCAACAACCAGGAGCCAGCATGAACCCCATCCAGCACATGGTTGCCGACATGGCCGAAGAGCCCATCGACGCACATACCAACCAAGACGGCATGAAAGTGATCCTCATGGCGCAACACCGTCACCAGCAAGCACAAGACGCCCTCGACCAACTGATCAACGCCGGCAAGGGCATCCAAATCGGTGACGACGGCCCCATCCTTGAGCCAGGTACCGACAAGTACAAAGGCTTTATCTCCGGCCTGCGCATCGCCCGCCACATCTACGGCGACTTCCCCATCAAATTCGACGGAGAGCAGTAATGAACCCAGTCAGTGAAGAAGCCATCCGGGCCGAGGCCGAGCGCCTGGCCGCCGAAGTTCGCCGGCGCCGCACCGTCAGCAACCGGGCCGTGGCCACCGTTATCATCCTATGGTCGGCACTCTGGGCCGGCATCGGCGCCAGCGCCGCAACCTTCTGGGGGTGGTGGTCATGAACAACCGGCGCAAGGAAACCCATAAGGCCATCGCCATCGCCCTGCTCATCTGGACACTGGTTTGGGGGGTGGGCCTGAGCGTGTTCGCCATGGTAATGGATCTGCTGGGAGGGCCAGCCTGATGCAACCACACCGCCGCCGTAACTCCAAATCTCCCACACCCACCGGGCGCTACGGCCCAGCTGAACACCTCAACGAGCGCGACCGAGACCACTGCCGACAGTGCCAGCGGCTGCTGGCCGGCTGGCTGGCCGGGGCCGCTCCCGGCAAGGAGAACAAACCATGCCGAGCCGAGTGATCACCCACTTGCTATGGGCTGGCGCCGCTGTGTGGCTGTTGCTATGCCTGGGCATGGTGTATCTCTTCACTGCCTGGGACGATGCCAAACGGCAATTCAATACCGAGGTTGCCTATGGATCAAAAACAACTCGCCGCAGAAAACGACGCTCTCAAGGCAGAGCTGACTAACGCCTTGCGGCTGCTGCACCAACACTGCCACACCCTGGCCGAAATCAACCGCCTGATCCACAAAGCAGGAGCCCCGAGTAACGGCAGCCTGATAGAGCGGGTGCAATACATCACCCAGTTGTTGGATTAACGCCGAACACAGTAACCAAGGAAACGCAGATCGCCCGGGGCCTGGCATAAAAACGGCCGCCATTGAGGCGGCCGGACCGAAAGGGGTCAAAAGATGTATAAAAACCCTTTTAAAAAGTAGCCTGCGGTCCGCCATAGCGCAAATTTCAAGACCCTGAAAATCAACCAACATCTACGACCTGGCGCTGCTGCTGATTGCCGGTGCCACCCTCGCCGCCCTGGCTGCGCGGCACTGACCCATACCCCATAACAACACCAACAAAGGGAGCCTGCAAAATGCTCATCCGGGAAATTATTGTCGATAACTTTGCCGGCGGCGGCGGTGCCAGCAGCGGTATTGAAATGGCCACCGGCCGGTCGGTGGACGCCGCCATCAATCACGACATGGACGCCATCAACATGCACAAGATGAACCACCCGGACACCGATCACTACTGTGAATCAGTGTTCGACGTGGATCCCATCAAGGTGGCGGCCGGTCGGCCGGTAGCGCTGGGCTGGTTCAGCCCGGACTGCAAGCACTTCAGCAAAGCCAAGGGCGGCAAGCCGCTGGATCAGAAAATCCGTGGCCTGGCCTGGGTGGCGCACCGCTGGGCGCTCTTGGTCAGGCCCCGGGTGATCATGCTGGAGAACGTCGAAGAGTTCCAAACCTGGGGCCCACTCAACGAAGAGGGCCGGGCCTGTACCCTGCGCAAGGGGTCCACGTTCCGCGCCTTTGTGCAAATGCTGGGGGCCGGCATTCCCCCGGAAGAGCGGCACAACAATCACGCCTGCAGCGAGATCAAGCACACCCTGGGGCTGGACAAGTGGCAAATGCACCGGCTGGTGCGCGGCCTGGGATACCAGGTGGAGTGGCGGGAACTTCGCGCCTGCGACTACGGCGCCGGCACCAGCCGCAAGCGCCTGTTTCTGGTGGCCCGCTGCGACGGCCAGCCGATTGTCTGGCCCAAGCCGACCCACCGCGACCCGCGGGACCAGGTGGCCAAGAAGCACCGCCTGCCCGCCTGCCCGGTAGCGGCCGACTTTATCGACTGGTCCATCCCTTGCCCGTCGATTTTTAGCCGCAAAAAGCCCCTCGCGGAAAATACCCTTAAGCGGATCGCCCGGGGCCTGGAGCGGTTCATCATCAACAACCCCGATCCCTTTATCGTGCCCGGTGGCGCGGCACCGTTTATCACCGAGTTCGCCAACGCCAGCAATCAGCGCAACATGGGCGCGGATGAACCCCTGCGAACCATTTGCGCCCAGGTCAAAGGCGGGCATTTTGCGCTGGTATCGGCGTTCCTGGCCAAGCACTACGGCGGCGGGTACACCGGGCCGGGCGCCAGCCTCGAAGCACCGTTGCCAACCGTCACCACGGTGGACCACAACGCTTTGGTGACCAGTCATCTGGTTAAGTTGCGCGGTACCTGCAAGGACGGCCAGCCGGTCACCGAGCCCATGCCCACGGTCACTGCCGGCGGGCTGCATATCGGCGAGGTGCGGGCCTTTCTGCTCAAATACTACGGTACCAATATCGGTCACGACTGTCGGGATCCCCTACAGACCATCACCACCAAGCACCGGTTTGGCCTGGTCACTATCCACGGCCAGGATTACCAGATCGTCGACATCGGTATGCGCATGTTGGTACCGAGGGAGCTGTTCAACGCCAGTAGCTTCCCTCCGGATTACATCATCGACGTCACCCCGGAAGGGAAAAAAGTCAGCATCAAGGCCCAGGTAGCAAGGGTCGGCAACGCCGTACCGCCATACCTGGCCAAAGCCCTGGTGCAGGCCAACCTGCCGGAGCTGTGCATCGAGCGCAAAGAGGAGCAAGCCGCATGAGTCACCAAAGACACACATTTGAAAACGCCCTGCGTCGATCACTGTATGCCATCCAGACGGAGGACGAAGAACTGCTGGCCCGCTACCCGGACGGCGATTACAAGGTTCCCGTAGTGCAATCAGCCTGGTGGAGCTGGCAGGTAGCGAACAGCCCAGCCGGGGAGACCGTCAACCCCCACCCGCCGGCCCTGTCCATCGTTTGGTATCCGAGCCCGGAGGCGGCGCACCGGTCCATGTGGGAGCCGGTGGCCATCGCCGAGGGCATGAGCTACGACGAACTGTGCCAATGCCAGGGCGGCGGGATCACCGCCGATGGCGAAGAGGTCGAGGTCAGCTATGAGGACGAGATCACCGGCATGAAACTGGCCGGCGCCTGGGGCTGGGTCGAACTGGATCGCCACATCATCCATGCCTGGGCCGACCACCAGGCCGACCCGGCCCGGGTGATCCACATGCTGGCCCACGAAATCGGCCACGTCACCGGCCAGCCCCACCCCGACCCGCTGCAGGAAGAAATGCGGGCCGAACAGTTCGGCAACGCGGCCCGGCTGGCCTACAGCCTGCTGCAGCAGCGCCAGGAGGCCCGCCATGATTAGCGTCGGCCTGGTCCGTCCTGTTCGCCGGCGCTGGCCGTTACCCACCAGACAGGGGTCGCCCATGGAGCAAGACCATCACAGCGCCGAGCTGGCGCGTGTCAGGGAAGAGCTGGCCCAGGTCCGCCAGCAACTGGCCACCAGCACGCAGCCGGCTTTCGCATCCCGCTTGGTGATGGCTACGCCTGGCCAGAGTAAATAAATCCGCGCCAGCATCGCCTGGCGCTTATTGAGTTTTCATCAGGAGGCGTTATGGCCAACAGTCACATCGTCACCGACGACGACCTAGCCGAACTGACCGGTTATCGTGCACCGGGCAAACAGAAAGAGTGCCTGGACCGGCATGGTATTTTTTATATTGAAGGGCGAGACGGCCAGATCCGCACAACATGGGATCACATCAACAACCCACTAAAAATCCGCAACACGCTGGCCAGTAATGATGGGTTCAACCTGGAGGGCCTGTAATGGGCAGGAAACGCAAGGACAGGGCCGATAACTGGATGCCCAGCCGGGTGTACCTCAAAGGCCCGAGCTATTTCTATCGGCCCAAGGGTGGTGGCTCCATCCGTATTTGCTCAGCTCAAGCAGCCAGGTCTGCAGTGTGGGCAGAGTACGAGGCGCTGATTAATGAACTAGGCAAAGACAACATTGCAAAGTTGGTGGCGGAATTTTTTGAATCAGCCGATTTTTCAGAACTGGCACCCACCACCCAAAAAGACTACCGGAAATATTCACAGCCGGTATTAACGGTCTTCGGAAAAATGGAACCGGATAAAGTCGAGCCCCAGCACGTCCGGGCCTATTTGGACAAGCGAGGTAAAAAATCCAGGGTGCAAGCCAATCGGGAAAAGGCGTTTTTCTCCCGGGTGTTTCGCTGGGCATACGAGCGCGGAAAGGTAAAAAAGAACCCCTGCCAGGGTGTGCGCCAATTCAAGGAAAAAGCGCGTGACAGGTATGTCACCGACAAGGAATACCAAGCGGTATATGAGTCGGCCAGGCCGGCGGTTCGCGTTGCGATGGAGCTGAGCTATCTGTGCGCGGCAAGGAAGGGAGACGTGATCACACTGCGATGGAGCAGCGTGCTGGATGAAGGGATCTTTATTCAGCAGGGCAAAACCGGCGCAAAGCAGATCAAGGCGTGGTCTCCGCGCCTGCGGGCGGCCATCGCCCAAGCCAAGAGCCTGAGCAAGAACGCCCTGGGCACCTACGTGGTGATCAAACCGGATGGTATGCCGTACACGCATAACGGCTTCAACGCAGCGTGGCGGGATGCGGTGATGGCAGCCAGGGCAAAAACTGGCTGGCCGCTCGACTTTACCTTCCACGATCTCAAGGCAAAAGCGATCTCGGATATCGACGGATCAAGCAGGGATAAGCAGATGGTATCGGGGCACAAAACCGAGGGGCAGGTATCTGTTTACGACCGTTCAGTTAAGGTGGTACCGGCCGTTGATACAGTAAAAAAGCGCTGA